AAAATCTATAACGAAATGCTCTATACATTTTTATGTGAAATAGGTTAAACTACATAAGTATTTAGTAAAGTTTGTTCCTTACATCTGCGAAGCTAAAGACTTCGCGGTTTTACGGAACACTAATAAAGAGAAATTTAAGGATTATCCAAAATTAAATAAGATTAAATATAATATTGATTTCGTATTCAATAATAACATTATTGAATTTGATGGGAGGTATTGGCATCTGATAAAGAAAAAGAAAACATTAAAGATGTGTTTCTAATACATAAAGGATTTGATATTATACACATATTTGATGATGAGTATAAAAATGACCCACAAGAAACCTTAAATAGATGTATACAGTTCCTAACAGAATGAATTTACCAGAAACAGTAGTATTAAACAATAAGAACATAAAAATCCTTACGCCTTATGGATATGAGGATTTTTATGGTGTTAATAAGATAACAAAGGACAAATATGCGCATTTACAATTTACTAATGGAGAGGAACTAAAGTGTTCTTTAGACCATCCATTATCCACTATTGAAGGAATAATAAAAGCAAAAGACTTAGATAAAACCACAGAGATTTATACTAAAACTGGTGGTTGTTTTTTAATAAGTAAGAAAATAATAAACAAAGAAATTGAGTTATATGATATTGTAAATTCAGGAACTCATCATCTATATTATAGTAATAATATTGTATCACACAATTGTGAGTTTCTTGGGTCCGTAGATACACTAATTTCTGGAGCTAAATTAGCAACATTTACTCAATCACGGCCAATTAGGTCTCAAGCTGGATTAGACATATATGAAGAACCATTAGAAGATAGCCAATATGTAATTACAGTAGACGTTGCTAGAGGAGTAGAAATTGATTATTCTGCATTTGTTATATTTGATATAACATCATTTCCATATAGAGTTGTTGGAAAGTATAGAAATAATGAGATTAAACCGATGATGTTTCCCTATAACGTCAGAGAAGCTGGTAGATTATATAATGATGCTCACGTACTTTGTGAAATAAATGACGTTGGAGACCAAGTAGCAACAGCACTTCATTATGACTTAGAATATTCAAATCTTCTTATGTGTAGTATGCGAGGAAGAGCTGGTCAAATTGTTGGTCAAGGATTTTCTGGAAAGAAGACTCAAATGGGAGTCAAGATGTCCAAGACAGTTAAGAAAGTTGGATGTATCAATTTAAAAGCAATTATAGAAGAAGAGAAGTTAATATTCAATGATTATGAAATCATAGCGGAATTAACTACGTTTGTACAAAAATACAATACATTTGAGGCGGAAGATGGAAATCACGATGATTTATGTATGTGTTTAGTATTATTTGCGTGGTTGATTTGTCAGGATTATTTCAAGGAAATGACTGATAATGATGTAAGAAAGAAAATATATGAAGAAAGTCAAGAACAACTAGAGAATGATATGGCTCCGTTTGGGTTTATTACTACATTTGATAATGAAAAAACATTTGTAGATAATGATGGTGATAGATGGTATGCATCAGATAGTTCTGAGTATGGTGGAATGGAATATATGTGGGAATATCTATAACGTAAATGCTTATTTTACTAAATATTTTTAGAGAAACTGACCCCGTTAGGAGAAAGAAATGGCAACTCCCCAATTATCTCCTGGAATTATTACCAGAGAAGTTGATTTAACAGTAGGTAGAGTTGATAATGTACTAGATAATGTGGGCGCCATTGCTGGTCCCTTTGCTATTGGTCCTGTAGAACAGGCAACTACCATCAATACAGAACAAGAACTTATCAATACATTTGGTAAACCAATTTCCACAGATGCCCAATATGAATATTGGATGAGTGCATCATCCTACCTCTCATATGGTGGTATTCTTAAGGTAGTAAGAACAGATGGCACAACTCTTAATAACGCCAATGCTGGTGTTAGCGCAACTTCTGTTACTGCTAAGATTAAGAATTACGACAACTACAACTCAACTTGGTCTGCAGATTCTGTAGATTTCGTTTATGCTGCTAAGAATCCGGGTGCTTGGTCAAATAATCTTAAAGTATGTGTTATTGATGACCTTGCAGATCAAATTATCGGTATTTCTACCACTAATCCTTCTGCTCTTGGTATTCAGATTGGATATGGTGTTACTACTGCTCTTTCTAATGTAACAATTCCTGGTGTTGGTTCCACTTCATTATTCAACGGATATCTAAAGGGTATTATTACTGGAGTATCAACTGATGCTACTAATTCTAATAGCACAATTAGTGTTAAAGTGTTATCCAGAGTATCCTCTGCTAATACAGAAACTCCAATCTCTTACTCTTCAGGTAATTCAACAGCATCATTTGGTGTAGCTAACATAATTAGATTCGTAAATAATTCTGGTGTTTCTAGCACAACTACAGGAACAGTAGAAACTGCAGTAGATTGGTACGAGCAACAAACTCTTGGACTATCTAATAGTACAATCTACTGGAAATCAATTGCACCAAAGCCAATTTCCAATAGTTATTCACTAGACAGAAATGGTAAGAATGATGCACTACACGTTGTATTGGTAGATGATACCGGTTCAATCACTGGAGTTCGGGGTAACATTCTTGAGAAGCACGTAAGTCTATCTAAGGCAACAGATACAGTATCAGCAGTTAATTCACCTCAGAAGATTTGGTACAAGAATTATCTTGCTAACTTCTCTTCTTATGTGTATGCTGGTGCTAATCCATCTTCGGCTACTAGTGTAATTCAAGGAACAACTCCAATTGCAACTGGATTCTCAACATCATATACTGGAATAACAACTACTGCTGGTCTATGGAATCAAAATGCACAGGGAGTTACCTTTAGTGCTATTGGTAATAAAACATATAATCTATCTGGTGGAGTAGATTATTCAGCATCTAATGGATTTACTGCTACTTTAGCAAATTTAGTCACTGCATATAATCTATTCAGTAACAAAGACCAAATTGGAGTTGATTATCTTATTCAGGGTCCTGGACTTGTTAATAAGTCAGAATCTCAAGCAAAGGCAAATCAACTAATTTCCATTGCAGAATCAAGAAAGGATTGTGTTGCAGTTATTTCTCCTCATAGAGCAGATGTTGTTGACGTTGCAAATTCAGATACACAAACTACTAACGTTGTATCATTCTTTAGTCCATTAAGTTCTTCTTCTTATGCAGTATTTGATGATGGTTATAAGTACACTTATGACCGATTCAATAATCTATTCCGTTACATTCCTTGTAATGCTGATATTGCAGGTTTAATGTGCAGAACAAATATTAATTCCTATCCTTGGTTCTCTCCTGCTGGTCAACAACGAGGTGTACTTAATAATGCTATTAAACTGGCATATAATGCATCAAAGGCTCAAAGAGACTTACTTTATACAGCTCGGGTAAATGCCATAGTAAATCAACCAGGAATTGGTATTATTCTATTTGGCGATAAGACTGCTCTTGGTTATGCTTCTGCGTTTGATAGAATTAACGTTCGTAGATTGTTCCTAACTGTAGAACAAGCATTTGAAAGAACTGCTAATGCGCAGATATTCCAATTTAATGATGATATTACTAGAGCAAACTTTATTAATATTGTTGAACCATATCTTCGTGATGTTCAGGCTAAACGAGGTGTTTATGATTTCCGTGTTATATGTGATGAGTCTAATAATACTCCAGATATAATTGATAATAATGAGTTTAGAGCGGATATCTTCCTGAAACCTTCTCGCTCAATTAATTATGTTACCCTTACCTTCGTAGCTACTCGTACTGGTATTAGCTTTGAAGAAGCTGCTGGCAGAGTTTAATTCTTATAACTAATTAACACAAGGAGAATCAAAATGGCTACACTCAAAACACTATCTAACTTCAAATCTAAACTAGCTGGTGGTGGTGCCCGCAGAAATCTATTTGAAGTAAGTATTCCCACCCTCATGACCGGAGTAACTTGGGATAATGACATATTCCAATTTTTATGTAAATCCGCCAATCTTCCAGCCTCTAATATATCATCTGTAGATGTTCCTTTTAGAGGAAGAATTCTTAAGGTTGCTGGAGATCGCACATTTGACATTTGGACTGTTACTGTAATTAATGATGAAGACTTCAAACTAAGAACAGCATTTGAACAGTGGATGAATATTGTTAATAAATTAGAAAACGCCACTGGTGCAACAAATCCAAGTTCTTATATGGCTCAGGCATATGTAAGCCAACTTGGTCGTGGAGCAGACAAGAAGGAATCCACAACAAATAGTTCTACAACTACCACTAACGCTCTTAGGTCTTATCATCTACACGATGTTTTTCCAACTAATGTAAGTGCCATTGACCTATCCTATGATAGTTCTGATCAAATTGAAGATTTCACTGTAGAATTACAAGTACAATACGTTACAATTGGTAAAGATGGGGCGTCTACTGTAGACCAAACTGGCACGGAAATTAGCTGATAAATAGTTGAATAAAGTTAAAAATTAAATTATGGCTAAATTGTTTGGATTTTCTATTGAGGATACTGAGAAGCAATCCCCATCTATTATTTCTCCCGTTCCGCCTAATAATCAGGACGGGAGTGATTATTATTTAACTAGTGGCTTCTTTGGGTCTTATGTAGATATTGAGGGTGTTTATAAAACTGAATTTGATTTAATTAAAAGATATAGAGAAATGGCACTACATCCAGAAGTGGATAGTGCTATTGAAGACGTTGTTAATGAGGCAATTGTATCCGATACAAACGATTCTCCTATTCAGATTGAATTATCCAATTTGAATGCTAGTGATGGAATCAAACAGAAGATACGAGATGAATTTAGATATATACTAGAATTATTGGATTTTGATAAGAAATCCCACGAAATCTATAGAAATTGGTTTATAGATGGGAGACTTTATTATCATAAAGTAATTGATATGAAGAAGCCACACGAGGGAATACAAGAACTAAGATATATTGATTCTTTAAAAATACGCCATATCAGGCAACAGAAGAAAGTAAAGAATGATGGAGCAAGAAAAACTTTAATATATGGAAGCCAAGACCCAATGGACTTTGAGTTTCCAGAAATTGAAGAATACTTTGTTTATAATCCAAAAACTCAATATCCAGTAGGAACTCCATCCGCAATGAGTGGAGGTAGCGAGAAAGGAATTAAGATGTCTAAGGATTCCATCACTTATTGTACTTCTGGATTAGTAGATTTAAATAAAGGAACTATTCTATCATTTTTACATAAGGCAATTAAATCATTAAATCAACTAAGAATGATTGAGGATAGTTTAGTAATTTATAGACTATCAAGAGCATCAGAAAGAAGAATTTTTTATATTGATGTTGGTAATCTTCCGAAGCAGAAAGCAGAACAATATCTTAAAGATGTTATGATGCGTTATCGTAATAAACAGGTTTATGATAGCGCAACAGGCGAAATTAAAGATGATAAGAAGTTTATGAGTATGATGGAGGACTTCTGGTTACCAAGAAGAGAAGGTGGTAGAGGTACCGAGGTTACCACCTTACCTGGTGGATGTCTTGAGATGAGTACAAAGGTTCCGCTTCTTGATGGTAGAGAATTATCCATTAAAGATATAGAAACTGAATTGAATACTGGAAATAAGTTGTGGGCGTATTCCTGTCACCCAACAACGGGAAAAATTGAACCAGGATTAATTAGTTGGGCTGGAGTAACACAAAAGAGTGCTAAAGTAATTAAAATAACTCTAGATAATGGAGAAAGTATTACTTGTACTTACGACCACAAATTCCCAATTTATAATGTTGGATTTGTTGAGGCTAAAGATTTAGAAGTTGGTCAAAGTATGATACCATTTTACAAAAAAACTAAAGAAATAAAAAAAGGATCAAATGAATATGAAATGATTTATGATAATGAAAGTAAAAAATGGATTTATACACACAGATTAGTTGCTAATACATTTAAGGAAATTATTTGTGAAGATAATGTATTTGAACAAAACGATGAAAATAAGAATACAATACACCATATAAATCTAAATCGGTTTGACAACTCCCCAGAAAATTTATGCTTTATGAATTCTTTGGATCATATACTATATCATAAATCTATTGGATTCTCTATTGAGGAACAATTGAAGTGGACTTTGGCGGCAAAAGAAAAATTAATTGAATTAAAAAATAATCCAATTGAATATGAAAAATATTGCTCAAGAATATCACAAAATTCAAAGGCTTTCTGGAATAATTTATCTGAAGAGGAAAGAATAGATCAAATTGAAAAAATTAGAAATGGTAGTATTAATCATTTTAATAATATTTCTGATGAGGAATATGCCAAAAAAATTAATACATCCATTTCTAATTTAGAAGGGGTATCTGAGGCATTGCAAATTAAATTACAAGATAATGAGTGGTTTAGACAAAGATTATCTGATGGGTGGTCTGAGGAATCTAGAAAAAATGCGTCTGAATGTAGTTTATTTAATCATAACATTACATCCATTGAATATCTACCTAATGAAATTGAAGTTGGGACACTTACAATTGACTCCGATGAAATTTTTCATAATTATCATACATTTGCTTTGTCATCTGGAGTATTTACAAAAAATAGTAATCTAGGTGAAATTACGGATTTGGCTTACTTCCAGAAGAAGCTTTATAAATCCCTAAATGTTCCATCTTCTAGAATAGATGGTGATGGTGGATTTAATCTTGGTCGTTCTTCAGAAATTCTAAGAGATGAGGTAAAGTTTAGTAAATTTGTTGCTAGATTAAGAAAGAGATTTTCTAATATGTTTAGTGATATGTTAAGAACTCAATTACTTCTTAAGAATATAATAACCCCAGAAGACTGGGATAAAATGAATGAACATATTCAGTATGACTTCTTATATGATAATCACTTTGCTGAACTAAAAGATTCTGAACTTCTTACAGATAGATTAAATCTAGTTTCGGCTGCTGAACCATATATTGGTAAATATTATTCACAAGATTACGTTAGACGACATATTCTTCGTCAAACAGATCAAGAGATTATTGACCAAGACGAATTAATGAAAAAGGAAATTGAAGATGGAGTTATTCCAGACCCATCTATACCAATTGACCCAACTACTGGACAACCAATGCCAGATTTTACTGGACAAGAAGGGGATTTAGGTAAAGTACCAATGGACCCAGAAGCCAATACAAAGGCAATAGAAATGCCTAAGGGTGGAGAAATCTAACTCATAAATACAGTATACATAAACAAAAAAGAATTATGGATGAACTAATGGATATGATTGCTGCTGATGAATCTCCTTCTCAGATTAGTGATAAAATTAAAGATATACTTTTTGCGAAATCTGCAGATAAAATTGACCAATTTCGTCCTGTAGTAGCATCTTCACTCTTTAATGGATATACCGAGGAATAATGCTAATATGTCATCAGAATTATCAGATTTCTTTAAAATAGTATCAGAAGAAAAGAAACATAAAAAAGAACAATTCAATTCTCTGGTTGGTGACTTGGACTTGAATGATATCTTTGAAGAAGTTTCTATTCTTAAAACTAAGAGTAAAATAAAAAATAAAAAAGGTGATAAGGCACTCAAAGTATTTGAGGATTTACTCTCATCTAGAGAGATGGAACCAAATATTGAAGAAGAAATTGAAGAAATTTATGAAGTAGTAGAAGAACTTCAAGAAGAACTTGAAAAACCAAAAAATATACTTATAGAGAGAGCTTTGGGACTTCTTACAGACCCATCAAAAATAAAAACAAAAGACCCATTAACTCCTCTAGATCAAAAGTTTGCAACACTTGATGATTTACAAAATCACTATAAAATCTTCCTTTCCCGTATTCAGCAACAACTCTCTACGATAGGTGGTGGTGGTGAAACTCGGTTGAGGTATTTGGATGATGTTGTAGGACTTGCAACGAATTCTGGTGCTTATGATAATAAGTATCTACAATGGAACTCAAATACAAATAATGCAGAGTTTGTATCTATTACTGGTATTGGAACTACTGGACTTCTAATTGATGAGACATTAGATACAGTCACAAATCGTGGAAATACAACCACGAATGGTATTGGAGTTTCATTCCTAAATCTTCCAGTTGGTTCTGTGATTAGTGGTGTATCTTCAATTGTTGCAAATATTACGAATGCAAACTTAAATGCAGTTCTTGAAAACGGAAATAGTGCCAATATTGGTATTGGTAGTTATGGAATAACTTATGCTATTGTTGGTGTTCCATATGTAGTATATGAACTTAAAGTAGTTCCATCCCCAGTACTTGAATTAAATGATATTATTGGTGGTGCGGCAATTCCAGTTGGAAGTAAAATTATAGGTATTGGTACTGGTGCTTATAGTAATGTTATTATTGCTGATATTAATTTTCCTCCACCTTACATTCTACCATTAGTGAATTCGGTAATCACTTTTGCTCGTCCAGTCATCAATCCTGGACTATCAATAGCAACTATTGATAATACCGACTTGGTATTACATACTGGTGGTGGTGGTAATGTTATTACACACACTGATATTCTTCCATATACAACGAATGTTTGGAGATTAGGTTCTCCTGTAAAAAGATTTAAAGAATGTTGGTTCGGAACCGGTACGATTTACGTTCAGGATGAAACATTAGGAACCGACCAGGCATTAGGAGCATCGGATGGCAATTTTTATATTAAAGGTGGTGCAGGTTTAGAAGTTGGTGAATGGTTACTCAGAGATAACTATATTTCTATTGGAAATTCCACCAGAGATGTATATATCGGACAAACTTCTGATACTGGTAGTCTTACCGTCAATCGTAATCTTCAAGTTCAAACATCTGCTGGTTCTACTACTTTTGCCGTCACTCGTAGTGGTAGAGTTCAAATCAATACTCCAAATATTCCAGGAAATGACCCTGGATCACTACTGATTAATGCATCAACTGATGGTAGTTATCAACCAGTAGTTGGATCAGGTGGATTATTGCACTTAGTAGGACCAGATGCTGGTAATGGAGCACCAGCAAGAATTAATATAGAAGCATATGGCAGTGTTTCAAATACACCAGCATTTATTAATGCTCGTCGTGCTCGTGGCACTGCGGCATCTCCACAAGGAGTGCAGAATGGTGACATAATTTTTAGATTAGCAGGAACAGGATGGGCAACATCAAACTACAATAATGGAATTCCCAATAGTTTCCCCACTATTGAAATGGTATCCACAGAAACATTCTCAAGCACAGGATTTGGTGCTGATGTTAATGTTTATGCCGTAGGAATAGGTTCAACTGCAAGGTCATTAGCAGGGTCATTTAAAGGTGATGGTTTAAGTTTTGTTGGTAACTCTAATGGTGGTATCACATTCCAAGATAGTACCAGATTAACAACTTTCCCATCACAAGATAACAAAGCAGACAAGTTCTTAAAAGTTAGTAATGTTGGTGGTGATTATGTAATGTCGTGGGAGACACCTCCAACTATTACTGGTGCTGTTATTTACAAAGGATTATATAATGTTGAGACTAATACTCCACCAATAACTGATGCAACTGGAGAAGCAGGGTGGCAATATACAGTAGTTGGAGTAGGTACAACTAATTTTGGATTAAATGGAGATTTATATCTTAGAGAAGGTGACTTATTAATTCATAGTGGAGTTCATTATGATTTAATTCCCGGTCCAAACGACCAAATAAATTCTGATTGGAATGCTACTACTGGTGTTTCTGCAATTCTAAACAAACCAACAATTGTTAATAAGATTATTGGAGGAACTGGTGTATCACTATCTCCTTCTAATGGAATTGGTACAGTCACGATTAATGCATCAGGAACACAGAACTTAAATTCTGTATTAACTAACGGAAATTCCTCAGCACTTGGAATAAATGTTGGAGTTGTATCAGCAACTTGTTACTATGGTAGTGGAACAAAATTAACCGGTATTGTGACTTCTATTGTTGCTGGTACTGGTGGAATTACAGTATCAGGTTCAACAGGAAAAGTTACAATTAATGCAACTCCACAATTCAATAGTGATTGGACTTCAAATGTTGGTATTGCGTCTATTCTAAACAAACCAATAATTCCTGATGCCCAAGTAAATTCTGATTGGAATGCTATTAGTGGTATTTCATCCATTCTAAACAAACCAGATATTGTTAATCAAATTATTGCTGGTGTTGGAGTTACAATTTCACCTTCTAATGGAATTGGTATTGTTACTGTCACAACAACTTATGCACCTGTTGCTGGTATTGCTACTTATGCTACAACAGCAGGTATTGCTACTTATGCTACTTCTAGTGGAATATCAACTTATGCTATTAGTGCCGGTATTGCTACTTATGCTACAACAGCAGGAATAGCAACTTATGCTACAAGAGCCGGAATAGCAACTTATGCTACAACAGCAGGAATTTCCTCCACCTCACAAGGTCTTACCGGAACTCCAAACATTAATGTTGGTATTATTACTACTACTAAACTTGTAAGTAGTGATGGTGGAACATTTGTTGGTGTAGTTACTGCAACTTCTTATAGTGGTTCTGGGAATAATCTAACAGGTATTGTAACTTCTATTGTTGCTGGTGCTGGTGTTACTATTTCCAATTCCACAGGGCAAGTTACTATTAGTTCAACACCATCTAATTTTATTTCCACTTCTACTACACAGGCAAGCACACTTACAGTAGATTTTACTGGTCCTAATGTAATATTCTGGCAACCAAGTGCTAATGGAAATAGAGCAGTTACACTAACTAATTTTACAGCAAATAGAGGTGTTAGGATTTTTATTACTCCTCATGCTGATGCAAATACTTTTACATTTACTGGAGTAACCGCAAGTCAATGTAGTAATGGTAGCAATGTTTATCAACTTGGTGGTGGTGGTGCTGCTCAGGCAAGTATGATGATAGAACTATTTTCAACTTCAACTGCTATTGGTGGTGTTTGGATATTTGCATATGGTGGTGCTTAATTGAGAACTTGTAAAGTAATAAATAATCCAGTTTGTTTGAATGCAATTTTTATATTACTTCAATTAATAGTGGTAATAATGGTTTTGGGTTTGGATTAGATGGAACTGCAACAAAAACTGAAGGATGGCAAGCAATTGCAACTAAAGGTTCTGGTGTTACTACTCCACGAAGTCCAAATATGTCTTGGAATACTTCGGCAAATGTTCAATTAACACAATCAAACGGAAATGAATGTACGGCACAAATTAAAGGAACTATCAGAATAACTGTTGCTGGAACAATTATTCCACAAGTATCTCTGGGTTCTGCTGCTGCTGGTATAGTTCAACCGAACTCATATTTTAAAGTAAGTAGAATAGGTTCTGCAACCACTTCATATAATTAATATGAAAATTGAACGAAAACATATAATTTGATAAATAATATTGAACACAACATTTGAGGTCATTATGTCTTTAGCAGCACTTCTCACATTTTTAGCAGCAAATAAAGCAACAATCGCAACAGTTCTTCTTATTCTTTCTGAAGCTCTTGGTGCAATTCCCCAAATCAAATCTAATGGAATTGTTTCATTTATTATCCTTCAAGTTGAAGACCAACTAAAAAAGAATGGTGCAAAAGAAGTTAAGTGATTTTTAGAACTAATAATTCTATAAATAACTAATATAACTGTATAATAAGATAATGGCGCATAAACCAGTGGGACTTGGTAATTCAATCGCAATTACCGCCGCCACATCAGTAAAGTCATCGGCTTTATCTATTCAATCAAAGGTACTAAGAGTTGTAGCCACAGCTTCTGGTGCCTTTATTGCAATTGGTACTGAACCAACGGCATCGGCAACGGATTATTATGTTCCTTCTGGTGGAACCGCAACACTTGCTTTAAGTCCAGCATCTCAAAGTGTGGTTGGTATTATAACAGGAACTACCACCACTATTGATTTCCCACAAGGAACCGGTAGCCCATTTGTAGTTGGTGATTATGTTACCTTCACCTCTGTAACCCAACCATATCATAATTTTACCCATCAACCAGTAATATCTATAAACAATTCAGCCAATCCAGGTGGATACTTCTCAACTAGAGTATCTATTGGAACTGATACTAGTGGAATTGTTACATCATTCAACTCCGATGGAGATTTAAGAAAGTCCGTGAAAGTTGCTTCTTATGGAACTGGAACTGGAGTTCTTTATTACCAACAAGTACAAATCTCAGGAGACGCCTAATGAAACTGATAACAGAAGAAGCACAGGACATTAAGGTTCTAACTGAAGAAAGGAATGGTAAAAAGACCTTTTATATACAAGGTATTTTTATGGAAGCAAATTCCACAAATAGAAATAAAAGACAATATAGTAGAGATGTATTAGAAAATGCCGTAAATGATTATGTGAAAACTTATGTAAATGAAAATCGCGCCTTAGGTGAACTTGGTCATCCCTGCTTAAGTGGTGATGCTAAACTATTAACTGCAGATGATGGGTGGAAGCATATTCAAGATTCAAAGGAAGGTGAGTTAGTTTACACATTGAATCCCACCACGAAAGAAGTAGAGCTACACCCAATTAAAAAGGTAGTCGTCAATTCCCATAAAGGAATATTGTATAATTTAAAGAATAGGGGAATTGATACTAAAGTAACTCCCGATCATAGATTTTTAATCTACAATTCAAGAAATCATAATGAATATAAATTCGTTACCGCTCAAGAAATATTTGAAGACTTGAGTGGGCAAAATAAGTTATCCAAGTGGTATATCCCAAAATATTCATTAGGGGTGAATACAACTCATCCCGATGTGTATACTATCCCAAAATCCAATACTATTACCGCAATTACTGATAAAACTTTAAAATATCTTTCCAATCTTGAGTTAGAATTTAGTAGCTTTGTTGCATTTTTGGGTATTTATTTATCAGAAGGAAGTTGCTCTAAAAAAAGTAATGGCTCATATTCCATTAGTATCTGTCAAAATGAAGGACATAAAGCCGATGCAATTCGGGAGGTTTTATATTCACTAGATGGATTGGAGTGGAATGAATCTAAGTATGGAAATAGAATAGATTGGTCTTGTTATGATAGGCGACTTGGTGAATATTTATATCCTATTGGAGATTGTTATCATAAATATGTCCCGAAAGATGTAATATGGAACTTAAATTCAGAGGCAGCTAGAATCTTTATTGATTACTTTGTGCTTGGGGATGGTAGAGGTAGTATTGATGAGAAATATTCTCGTTGCGATGTATTCAGCACTTCTAAAAAATTGATTGATGATATTTCACACATAGCAGTTATTGCTGGACTCGGAATTTCAAGATTTGATGAGCTATGTGAGAAGGACTATACCTTTGCAGATAGGACTATTAAAGCTACAACTAAATCGAAACTATACTTCTGTAGATTCTTATCTACAAAAGGAATATATCTAGATGCGAGATTTTTAAAAATCTTGGAGGAAGATTGGAATAATAAAGTATATTGCATTCAAGTTGAGAATACTAACTTTATGGTTGAACAAAATGGATATACTTACTGGACTGGTAATTGTGGACCATCTATAAATCTAGACAGAGTATCACATATAATTGAAAGCCTTAAACAAGACGGCAATAGATTTATTGGTAAGGCTAAACTTCTAGATACCCCAATGGGTAAAATCGCCCAAAATCTTTATGAAGCTGGAATTAAACTTGGAATATCCACTCGTGGAGTGGGTAGTTTAATTCCTACTCAATATGGATACTCAATGGTAGCCAAAGACTTTAAATTGGCCACTGCTGATATAGTTCACGACCCAAGTTGCCAGACGGCATTTGTAGAAGGAATTATGGAAGGAGTAAATTGGTTATATGATACTAATAAACAAGAATATATTGCTTCAAATATGAAGAAGCAAATTGAAAAGGATGCTTTTAATAATAGACTAACTGAAGAAAGAAAACTTCTTCACTTTGAAAATTATTTAAGTATGCTTTAATTTAGATTCTTAAAAATCTAATCAGCATAAATAAATAAAGATATTAAAAGGTTAAAACGGAGAGTTCAAATGTCTCGTGGTAAAACACTAAACGAAGTGGAAGCAAAAAATTCTCAGTCACGCACTGCAGTAAATGCTAATGCGCGTCCTGGTGACCCAATCCAAAAATTAACCACTGGTATTCCAGATGGTCAAACTGGTAGCTGGGAAGACCTTGGTGGTCCTACTCCGGAGAATTATAAGTCTGATGATGATTCAGCTAAATTAGTAACCCCAGGTAAAACATTAGCTCAAGTGAGTGATGTTGTTAACCGTGGAGCAAAAGCAGCTGACCCACTGAAAGGTCTTCAAGCCCCTGAAGATGATGAAGAGGAAGCCCCTGAAGATGAGAAAGAGGAAGCTCCTAAAAATGATGAAGAGGAAGACGAAAATGATAAGTCTAAGAAGTCTAAGAAGTCTAAGAAGTCTAATGAGCCTGAGGAAGAACTAGACGAAGAAACTGATGAAGACGAAGAAGAAGAAGAAGAGTTTGATATTGAGGATGATGTAAATGCTCTTCTATCTGGTGAAGAGCTTTCTGAAGAGTTCCAAGAAAAGGCTCGCACCATTTTTGAGGCTGCTCTTCGTTCTAAAGTAAGCGATATTCGTGAAGCTTTAGAAGTTCAGTATGAAGAAGCTCTTCTTGAAGAAGTTCAAACTATTAAAGAAGAACTTGAAGATAGGGTTGATTCCTATCTTGAGTATGTTGCTGAAGAGTGGATTCAAGAAAACGCTCTTGTTGTAGAGCGTGGTCTTAAGGAAGAACTTACTGAGTCCTTCCTATCTGGTATGAAGGAACTTTTTGAAGAACATTATGTACAACTCCCTGAAGAAAAATATGATGTACTTGAAAATATGGTAGAAAAACTTGATGATATGGAGACAAAACTCAACGAGCAAATTGACAGAAACATTCAATTAAACAAGAGACTCTCTGAGTCTGTTGCCGATAGAATCTTTGGTGTTGTAGCTGATGGTCTTGCGATCACTCAGAAAGAAAAGCTCGCTTCACTTGCCGAAAGTGTTGAGTTTGAAGGTGAGAGAGAATACCGTGACAAATTGGTGACTCTGAAGGAATCATATTTCCCTTCACAACTGAGAAACCAAAAATCCCAGCCAGAAACTCTTTCTGAAGGATTTGATATTGCTCCTGTATCTTATTCAGGTTCAATGGAATCTTATCTGAAAGCAGCCTCTCTGCTGTCCAATAAATGAATTTCTTATTAATTCAAACAAAACAAACACAATTTTTAAAAGAGGTAAACGCAAATGTTTCAATCTGAACATCTGCAAGAAAAGTGGGCACCGCTTCTGAACTATGATGGTCTAGACCCCATCAGAGATTCTCATCGTAAAGCAGTAACCGCTGTCTTGCTCGAAAATCAAGAAAAATCCCTAAGAGACGAACACGCCTTCGGTGGAGCTGGTCTACTAACTGAAACTCCAACTAACGCAGCTAATGCTGCTGGTGCTGGTGGTGGATTCGGTGGTAGTGCTGCTCCTGGTGGTCCTGTTGCTGGTTTTGACCCCGTTCTAATCAGCCTAATTCGTCGGGCTATGCCTAATCTAGTTGCTTATGACCTAGCTGGCGTTCAACCAATGACTGGTCCTACTGGACTAATCTTTGCGATGCGATCACGCTATACCAATCAAGCTGGTGAAGAAGCTTTCTACAATGAAGTAGATACTACTTTCTCCGGTCAAGATTCAGGCTTTAATGCAACCGCTGGTTTCACCGATCCTGCTGTTGGTTTTGGTACTACCAATAACACCAACTCTGGTACCAATCCTGGTCTTCTTAATCCTGTTGGTAGTGCTTCTTCTACCGCCTACCAAGTAGGCCAAGGTATGAAGACTGGCGATTCTGAAAATCTTGGTGCTGGTACTGGTGACCAGTTCAACGAAATGGCTTTCTCAATTGAGAAGGTTCTTGTTGAAGCCAAGAGCCGTGCTCTAAAGGCAGAATACACCCTTGAACTAGCTCAAGACCTTAAGGCAATTCACGGTTTGAATGCTGAAGCGGAACTAGCAAATATTCTCTCCACTGAGATTCTTGCTGAAATCAACCGCGAAGTTATTCGTACCATTTATAAGGTTGCTGAGCAAGGTGCTGCTGTTAACGTAGCTACTCCTGGTGTATTTGACCTTGATGTTGACTCCAATGGTCGTTGGTCCGTTGAAAAGTTCAAGGGTCTTCTATTCCAAATTGAGCGTGATGCTAACGCAATCGCACAAAGAACTCGTAGAGGGAAGGGCAATGTAATTCTGTGCTCAGCTGACGTAGCCTCTGCGCTAACTATGGCTGGTGTACTTGACTATACCCCTGCTCTAAACGCCAATCTAAATGTTGATGATACCGGTAACACCTTCGCTGGTGTTCTAATGGGTAAGTATCGCGTTTATATTGACCCATATTCTGCTAACGTATCTGCTAATCAGTATTACGTTGTTGGTTATAAGGGTTCTTCTCCTTATGATGCTGGTCTCTTCTATTGTCCTTATATTCCTCTCCAAATGGTTCGTGCCGTTGGTGAGAATACCTTCCAACCAAAAATTGGCTTCAAGACTCGCTATGGTCTAGTTGCCAATCCATTTGCTGAAGGTCTAACCAAGGGTCTAGGTGCATTGACCATCAATGCTAACAGATACTATCGTCGTGTTAAAATCACCAATCTAATGTGAGCCTCATTCACATTTGACTCAAGAGACCCGAAAGGGTCTCTTTTTTTATGATAATCCGAAAGCATAAGAACCACAATCAAATATCTTATTGAATCCTAATTCTCTAGCTTTCTCATATTCAGTACAATCATAAGCATCAATATACTTCTTCTGGAATTTCATCCGATTGTGTCTCTCTAAACAATTTTTATCAACATAATAATAAGATGGTGAATTAATATGAATCAAATCAAATCCATTGGTTCTATAAACATTACCATTAGAATATCTACGATCTGCATAAGAAATAATAGACCCAATGTTACTCTTTCTGAAGTGTGATAATAATTTAGTAAATCCACCAATAACATTATATCCACTTTTAGTACAGAATCTAGAAAGTTCCCATTTATAATTTTTATTAAATCTAGAATTAGTAAATGTCATCACACATAATATTTCCTCATTATATTTTAGACAAAGTTTAATCTTACTCTTATCCTCCCCTTGAATATGATAGGAATTTAGAAATATATTTTTGGTATGAGTATCCACCTCATCAATTTTACATTTTCGTGCATATATCCTTTCATTAATTCCTAATTTACTTTTTAGAATAGACTCTACGATACTTCTTTTAATTAACCACTCATCACTAAATAAATGAATTAATTGTATTCCTTCAGATTCACATTGTAGTGTCTTATTTAAATGATATGCCGAATCTTTAATAAGTGATTCACTAGATTCCCAGGGTCTATAATAATGAGAATATAATCCATTATATTCTATAGCAATATTTTTTTCTGGTAAATATATGTCCAATTCTTTACCATTTAATATAGAACGATTTGATGATATTATCTCACCTGAATATATACCAACAATAAATTCTAAGAGAGACTTCTCCTCATTACTAACTTTATTGATTTTTCGTTCATAAGAATTAGATGGTCTTGTCTCAATGTCATAAAAAGACAACCATCTTGCAACTGTTGATTTAGTAGTACTAAGAGTTTCAGCAATTTGCTCACAGGTCATTCCAGAACCATATAATTCTTCCAATTTAGCCTTATCATTTAATATATTAGTGGCAAGACTATTTCTTCTTCTAGCATCAAGCATTATATCAATTTTATGTATTCTTAACCACTTAGTAACTGGTATGGGAGATATTCCTAATTCAGTTCCAATTAATTCTATTGCTTTTTTTTGAACTATTCTTTGTTCGTACAACCATTCTTTATCCTCAAGTTTTTTTAGAATATCCTTGTTGATTGTTTTATCTTTTCTAGAACAATCCGGTCCAGAATATTCTCTAAATCCTTGGTCTGAATATGTTTTATTAATAGCCGCTACTTTTTCACATCCACATTTACATCTTGGTAGTGTCTTCTCGGTAATATCATTAATTATCACATAAGCCCTAGTCCTTAGAGGAATAGAAGCATAATAAGAATTTAAAAACGATGTTTCATTCTCAATTTGTAACTTTATATTCTTATTAAGGGATAATGATATGAATTTATTTTTATCCCAATTATTTTTAATAATCTCTACAATATTCACATCAACCTCCCAACCAAGTGTATTATATATGATAATCTTCTTATAGTCAATAGCAACATAAATAACTAAAAATCATATGACTGGAAATGTTTATAGTGGGCAGATACAGAATAGAAATTTCTTATCCCCCACTCAATTTAAGTTCACTCTAATAAGAGCACCAAAGGTAGCATTCTTTACTAATACATCTAATATACCATCAATTACTCTAGGAATAGCTAATCAACCATCATATCTGACAAATATTCCTCAACCAGGAGATATTATTAAATTTGAAGATTTCCGTCTCAAATTTATGGTAGATGAGGATTTAGAGAATTATATGGAAATTCAGAATTGGATGAGAGGATTGGGATTCCCAGAATCATTGAAACAAATTTATGATTTACAAAGTGATAATACTTATATTAAAAATCGTAATGGAACTAACCTAAATATATACTCAGACGGAACGCTTCAAATTTTAAATAGTAATTTGAGACCAAATTTTCAAATAAAATTTTATGATTTATTTCCCTATGACTTAACAACTTTACTATTTGATGCAACAGAAAATGATACAACATTTATGTCTGCAGAAGTCAAATTTAAATATACTTATTATGAAATAACGGACAACAGCGGAAATCTTTTATGAATTTAAATGAAATACAAACTATGTGGAATCAAGATTCCAAAATTGATATTGATAACTTACAAGATGAATCATTAAAAATATCATCATTACACGCAAAGTATTACGAAATTTATAATAATCTACTTCTTCTTAGAAAAAAACAAGAACAAGAAAATAATAAATTATTACACGAGAAATATGAATACTATACTGGAAAGGCAGATAAAGAGGTATATGAACAAAATCCCTATGATAAAAAAATAAGAGATAAAGACCACCTAGAAAAAACATTGAGTGCAGATAAACAGTTAGGAGACAATAAACTCCAAGTTATGTATTATGACACGATGTTGAAGTACCTAGAAGATATCATAAAGATGATTCATAATCGTGGATTCCAAATTAAAAATAGTATTGAATATATTAAATTCACAGCAGGATTTTAAATGTCTGATGTTATAATATCTAAGAAGAATGAGGTTTTCATCAAGCTTGAATGTGAACCTCATGTACTATATGAACTAGCACCATTCTTTACATTTGAGTTGGAATCGGCCAAGTTTATGCCTCAATATAGAAGCAAATCTTGGAATGGGGTAATACATTTATTATCAACTCATACTGGAGAAATTTATGTTGGTCTTCTAGATAGAGTAATTGCTAAACTAAAAAATCTCGGATATACCTATGAATTTAAGTTTAGTAAGTTTTATGGACTTCCATTTGAAATCAACGAAGAAGTCTCTTCTGAGGGCGTACAGGGCTATATGCGGGCGATTATAGCTAAGGCTAGCAAACCATTTGAACCTTATGATTATCAGATAAATGCAGTTTATGAATGTTTGAGATATAATCGTAAGACTATTGTTTCTGCAACCTCTTCTGGAAAGAGTTTTCTAATTTATACGTTAATTAGATATTACGTAGCCAAGAATTTAAAAATACTAATAGTCTTTCCTACTACTGGATTGATTCATCAGATGTATAATGACTTCAATGAATATGGATGGAATTCCGAAGAACATTGTCATAAGATTTTCTCTGGTAGAGAAAAAGTAACAGATTTATCAGTTACACTATCTACCTGGCAATCACTTATTACAATGGATAAATCGTTCTTTGATTCTTATGATGTTATTATTATAGATGAGTGCCATTGTGTAAAATCAAAAAGTCTAGTTGATATTATGAAGAAATGCCACAATATCAAATATAGATTTGGTTTTACTGGAACTTTATCAAGCGGTGGAAAAGATGGACAAACTCACGAATGGGTAATTTCTGGACTCTTTGGACCAGCATATAAAGCAGTTGGGACTAAAGAACTGATGGACAAAGGAAGAGCATCTCAACTTGATATACATTGTTTGGTGTTGAAACATCCTCCACAAAAATTTGATACGTATGAAGATGAAATTCAATTTATCATTACTAATGAGAAAAGAAATAATTTCATTAAAAATCTTGCTCTCAGTCTCAAAGGAAATACTCTTATTCTCTTCTCTAGAGTGGAAACTCATGGTCAGCCACTTTATGAGTTGATAAATAGTAGCAGTGAAATCAATCGTAAAATATTCTTTGTTCATGGTGGAGTGAATGCGGAAGAAAGAGAGAAAGTAAGAGAAATTACAGAAAGAGAATCAAACGCAATTATTGTTGCTTCTTATGGGGTTTTTAGTACTGGAGTTAGCATTAGAAATTTACATAATGTAATCTTTGCTTCTCCAAGTAAATCTAGAATTCGTAATTTACAAAGTATTGGTAGAGTACTAAGAAAAGGAAGTAATAAGGATAGAGCCACATTATACGATATTTCTGATGATTGCGCAACAGCTTCTCATAAAAATTACACACTTAATCATTTTCTAGAAAGAGTTAAAATATACAATGAAGAACAATTTGAGTACGAAATTATACCGATTAACCTAACACAATAATGGAAGAAGAATTTTATTCAACAATTAAATTAGTATCTGGTGAAGAGATATTCTCTAAAATATCAGTATCAGAAGAAGAAAATAGAACCTTATTGATTCTATTACATCCGATAGTAATATCAGAAATAAGAACTAGAACTGGTTCTTATGCTTATAAGGTCGAACCCTGGATTAAGACAACCACTGAAGATATGTTTATTATTAATTTGAATACCGTAATAACTATGACTGAATCTTCTGATATAGAAATGATTTCTATGTATCAGGCTTATATGAGAAAGAAAACAAATGAGTTTACATCTCATTCAAGTTATGCTAAAATAGATGAAAGTATGGGTTACTTAGGTAACGTTAATGATACTAAAGAATTACTAGAGAAGATATTTAATACTAATTAGTTTTTACTACGTAAAAACGTTACCGAAGGTAACCTTCCTTGTTGTTTCTTTCCTTAAGTACAGTTAATAACCTTTAGAACTTATTAACTACAACCTGACTTCAAAAGCGACAAACCTATTCTACAGGCAATTCACTATCTTGTCAATAGGCACAAATACCTACTTGCCAAAACTGATATGATGTGCTAAAATAACTACATACTAATGAATAAAAGATAATGATAACAACTGCTGTAATGACTAAAAGAAAAAGAAGCGTTCATTACGTCAACAATAAAGAATTTCTCTCTGCTATGGTTGATTATCGTGTTCTTGCACAGAAAGCAAAGGATGCGGGTGAACCAAAACCAAGAATTCCAAATTACCTTGGTGAGTGTTTTCTTAAGATTGCTACTCATTTGTCCTTTAAGCCCAATTTTGTCAACTACTCGTATAAAGATGACATGATAAGTGATGCGGTTGAAAATTGCTTACAATATTGTCTGAACTTTGACCCAGAGAAGTCATCTAATCCATTTGCTTATTTTACTCAGGTAACTCATTATGCATTTCTTCGTCGTATACAAAGAGAAAAAAGGCAACTAGAAATTAAAAATAAGATTCTAGAGAGAACTGGATTTGATGCGGTATTCACTGATGATAATAATATAGATGGGTCTAATTACAGTGATTATAATAGTATTAAGGAGAACATTCAAACTAAATTGAGAAATTAAACTATTTCTAACTCCAAAGTGTTATAAATAATTATAGTATTGTGGAGTTAGAAAGGGAATGACTAAACCAAAATATACGCCAGAAGAACGAAAACTGGTAATGGCGGAAAATTTAAAAAGGAATAGAGAAAGGGCAGAATCAAAAGGATATACTCAAAAAAGTGCTGCCCGTGAAGAGGCAATTGAGAAAGGTGAAAAAACTTATATCGGAAATACACCATGTAAGCATTGTGGTAGTTGTGAGAAATACGTAAGTTCTTATAACTGTGCTCCGTGTTCTATAAAATCTGGTTTGGAAAAACTTAATAATAAAGAGTTGATGAAACCTTATAGGACAAAAGAAAAACAAAATAATAAAACTTATAGATATAGATCTAAAAAGTTTGGTGAGACGCCAATCCTAACACCCGAAGAACATCAACGTATATTGCTCATTTACAAAGAATGTGGTAGAATTACAGAAGAGACAGGTGTTCTTCATCATGTTGACCACATCCATCCAATCTCAAAAGGTGGTAAATATCACCCAGATAATTTGCAAATTTTGACTGCTACTGAAAATATCCGTAAAGGAAACAAATTATTATGAAAATCGGAATTTTTACGGACAGCCATTTCGGTGCGAGAAAATCATCAAAACATTTTCAAGATTACTTTGAGTTATTTTATAAAAATATATTCTTTCCTAAATTAGAAGAATTAGGTATTGATACTGTTATTCATTTGGGGGACGCTTTTGATACTCGTAAATCTATTGATTTTGGTGGACTAGAATGGACGCAAAGAGTGGTTTTAGAACCACTAAGAAAATATGATGTTCATCTGATTACTGGTAATCACGATTGTAGTTTACGTAATACCAATCGCATAAATTCTCCAGATTTGTTATTGAAGGAATATTCAAATATAAAAGTTTATTCCGAACCAATTGAAGTTATTATAGATAAACTTCCAATTCTTTTTCTTCCCTGGATTAATTCAGAAAATGAAAAGGAATCAATGGATTTAATTCAAAAAACTAAAGTAGATATTGCTATGGGTCATTTGGAATTAAATGGATTTATGGCTCATAAAGGACATACGATGGTTGATGGTAGAGAGCCAGCTATATTCAATAAATTTAAAAAAGTTTTCTCCGGACATTATCATACTCGTTCAGATAATGGGACTATTTTTTATCTTGGAAATACTTATGAGATGTTTTTTAATGACGTTGGTGATACAAGAGGATTTACCATTTTTGATACTGATACTCTAGAACATTATCACGTAAATAATCCATATTCAATGTTTCATCATTTGTACTATGATGATACTCCTTATCAAATAATAAATTTCTCTAAGTATTCTGGTAAGATAGTGAAAGTTATAGTTAGAAAGAAATCAAATGTTAAGCAATTTGAAAAATATATTGAGAAATTATATGAGGCTAATGTTTATGAACTGAAGATAGTTGAGAATTTCTTGATTGATGAGTCTGAGAATTTTGAGGCATTTGAGTCCGAAAATACAATGGACATTCTAAATCGTTATATTGAAGAATCTGATATTGATTTGGATAAATCAAAGATTCAGAATTTGATGAATTTGGTATATCAAGAAGCCTGTGAGTTGGTGTGATGTTCTTAATTACCATAGATGGCTCAGAAGAGGGAGGAGCATTTTCAGTTACAAATTCTGATGATGAAAAGATTATATACATTTTTCAAGAAGAGGATGATGCCGTTAGATACGCTATAATGTTGGAAGATTTGGGATATCCAGAAACTCACGTAATAGAATATGATTCGGAGTTACTGATTAAAACTTGTGAAATAACTGGAAATAAGTACACTGTTATTACTCCTCACGATATGGTTATTCCTCGTGAGAATTTTGTCGTTTTATAGAATTCATTATGATTACATTTCATAAAATTAGTGGTAAGAATTTTTTATCGGTTGGTAATCATCCAATTGAATTTCAGTTGGATAAGAACCATACTACTTGTCTAGTGGGTAAAAATTCTCACGGCAAATCTATCATATGTGACCTAATAACCTTTGGATTATTTGGTAAACCTTATAGACCTATCAATAAACCACAATTAGTTAATTCAATTAATGAGAAGGATTGTTTAGTTGAATTGGAACTTTCTGTGGGGACAACAAAATGGAAGGTGTGTAGAGGAATAAAGCCAAATATTTTTGAAATATATCGTGATGGTAAGTTATTAGACCAAAATTCATCAACTGTTGACCAACAGAAGTGGTTTGAACAATCAGTTCTAAAGATGACTTATAAATCATTTACTCAGATTGCGATTCTTGGAACTAGTAATTTTATTCCTTTTATGCAATTATCATCTGCCAATAGAAGAGAGGTCATTGAAGATTTATTAGATATTAAGATATTCTCATCAATGAATATTGTAGTTAAGGATAAGATTAGACAACTTAAAGTTGAATTGCAATCTTTAGAACAACAGAAAGAGTCATTATCTGATAAAGTTAAGATGCAAAAAAACTTTATTGATGAAATTGAGAAGAGAGGCAAGGATAATATTCAGACCAAAAAAGATAAAATATTATCCTTAATTAATCAAGAGACTTCTTGTGGTGATGAAAATAAAGTAACAACAGAAAAATTAGAGGAATTAAATTTAAATCTTGGACAATTTGTTGGTGCTTCTAGCAAATTGAAAAAACTTGGAAATCTCAGAGGTAAATTGTCCCAAAAGATTTCATCCATAGGTAAAGATTATAAGTTTTTTAATGAGAATACGGTTTGTCCAACCTGTACCCAAGAATTGAAAGATGAATTTAGGCAATCTAAAATTGATGAATTTCAGAGTATTTCAGTGGAATTAGAAGCGGCATATAAGGAACTTGAGTCTACTATCAATGAAGAGGAGAAGAGAGAGAATATATTCTCTCAATTATCTAAGGAGATTGTATCTCTTACTCATGACATATCAAAGAATAATACTAAGATTTCTCAGTATCATTCTCAGATTAAAGATATACAATCTGAAATTTTAATAATTGAGGACCAGATTCAGAATCGTAATGTAGAACACGATAAATTAGAACAATTTATTTTGAATTTTAAACAAGCCAAGACTGAATTACTTAATAAAAAAGAACAATCTCAGTATTATGAATTCTCATATAATTTATTGAAGGATGGTGGAGTTAAATCTAGGATTATTAAAAAGTATCTACCATTGATTAATCAACAGGTTAATAGATATTTGCATATGATGGATTTATATATTAATTTTACATTAGATGAAGAATTTAATGAGAAGATATGCTCTCCGATATATGAAAATTTTTCTTATAACTCTTTTTCTGAAGGACAGAAAGCTCGTATAAATTTGGCACTGTTATTCTCCTGGAGAGAAATTGCTAAAATAAAGAATTCTACAAATGTTTCCTTATTAATTTTTGATGAGGTGTTTGATGGGTCATTGGATTCTTCTGGTACAGATGATTTCCTTAATATTATTCGTAATGTAATTACAGATGCTAATGTATTCGTTATTTCCCATAAGGAAGGAATACAAGATAAGTTTGATAATGTTATTACGTTTGAGAAGAAGGGTAACTTTACTCATAAGACAGAGAATCAACTAAATAATTAAAAAATGATTACCCCAAATTGGAAACATCATTCTAAAAAAGACCAGAAGAGACATCTTAAGCCACAAGCATTAAGACAAGCTAAAAAGCGAGCTAAAAATTTTATAAACAAACTCAAGAAGCGTCCCGAAAAAGGACGCTTTTTTAATATGTGCCAATTTTTAAACTGTCTATTTCATTAGTGACAATGGTGATTTCCTTGTATAATGGGTTCAATTGAAACTTTAATGTGTCTGTAAATCACGAAATTCATGGAAATCTTGCTAGGCTTTTAGCAACTGAGGATCTTTTAGTTGAGCATAAGAATGTAGATACTGCATCATTTGATGTAGAAAATCGGATTCTTACTCTTCCTATTTGGGAAAATGTTTCTGAGAATGTATATCAGCTTCTACTTCTACACGAGGCAAGTCATGCTAATTATACACCAAATGATGACTGGAGGGAACTCACTAAGGTTCCGATGTCATTTCTGAATATTACTGAGGATGCTCGTATTGAAAAGTTATGTAAGCGACGATATCCAGGTTCTGCCAAGATTTTTTATAGTGGATATAAGGAGCTGCTTGATAAAGATTTCTTTATGATTGGAGATGATGATGTATCATCATATAATTTAGCTGACCGTATCAATATCTGCTGCAAAGTTGGTAGTTGTATTGATATCGTATTTAATGAACAAGAAAAGGTTATTTTGAAGGCTGTTGAGAGTTCTGAAACCTTTGCTGATGCAATAAAAGCCGCTGAACTTCTTTATGCGTATTGTAAGGAGGAGGCTATTAAAATACGTGGTAATGCCACATCCGATGGTTCTAATGGTTCTAATGGTTCTAATGGGGCTGATGGTTCTAATGGGGCTGATGGTTCTAATGGGGCTGGTTCTAATGGTTCTAATGGGGCTGATGGTTCTAATGGTTCTAATGGTTCTAATGGGGCTGATGGTTCTAGTGGTGATTCCGAACCACAGGTAAAGACCGATACCTCCCTTAGTGAGTCTATTCGTAAACTTACTAAGACAAATGATGGGTCTACTATTACTTATTTGGAGATACCAAATCTCAATTTAGATACCATAATTATTTCTAATAAAGCTGTTCATGAAGTTTGTGATAAACAGTGGAAACAGTATGCCGCTTCTGTTTTTAACGAACCAGATTCAGAATATCGTAAATTTAAGCAATCAGCACGACAAGAAGTTAATTACTTAGTTAAAGAATTTGAGTGTCGCAAAGCCGCAGATTCATATACTCGTTCATCTACTTCACGAACTGGAACATTAGATTGTTCTAATTTACACTCTTATCAATATAATGATGATATTTTTAAGAGAGTAACAACTCTTGCAGAAGGTAAGAATCACGGATTGATTTTTATTTTAGATTGGTCTGGTTCAATGGACAAGGTTATGCTTGATACTTGTAAACAATTGTTCAATTTGGTTTGGTTTTGTAGGAAGGTATCTATTCCATTTGAGGTATATGCATTTACCTCTGATTGGTGTACGTATCAACCATATAAGCATTATGATGTTTCTCATGGATTATTACACGTTCATCCAGATTTTAATCTTATGAATATTTTATCCAGCAAAACAACAACAAGTAAATTTGATTCCCAACTTCAAAGTATATATCGTATTGCATCTTATTTTTCTGGGGAGTATTATGATAGCGGATATGTTGTTCCAAAAAAAATGCAACTTTCTGGTACTCCATTAAACGAGGCATTGATTACATTACATAAAATTATTCCAATGTTTCAGAGTAAATATAATCTACAAAAAGTTCAATGTGTTATTCTTACCGATGGGGATTCAAATACACTAACATATGATAGGGTTATGCCAGCAAAATATGAATGTGATGATGATGGATATAATAATTCTATTGTTGCTGGTGGTTGTATATTGAGGGATAGGAAATTGGGAACTACTTATAATTTTCCTTTTAGTGGATATTATCATCATGGTTACGAACTTACTGATATTATTTTAAGACATCTTAGGGATAAATTCTCTACAGTAAATTTTATTGGAATGCGGGTTCTTTTTGGTAATAGTGGCATTAGTTCATTTATTAAACGATATACCGAATATCCATCTTCTGAATATGAAAAAATTATATCCAATTGGAATAAGAATAAATCTTGTTCTATTAAGACTTCTGGATATACTAGTTATTTTGTTATTTCGGGTAATTCGTTATCTTTGGATTCGGATTGGGATACTGGAATTGAAGATGACTCACCAACACTTATTACTATTCGCAATGCCTTTAAGAAATCATTAATGTTAAAGAAAACAAATAAAAAAATTCTTTCAGAATTTACTGAATTAATTTCTTGATTATCCACCTTACAAACTGGCTCTTGGTAGATTCCTTTTCCTAAGAGCCGTGCTATACTTAATTAGTCACAAACAACAAAACTATGTCTCGCAAAATTATTATGAACGAAGAACAAATTATTTCTGATTTAACCGATATTTATGGAACAGAAGTAACTTCTGGTGATATTCGTGGATACTGTGCTATCAACAGTGTCTCATATCAAACAATTACTAAGCGTCTTGAAAAATATAAGACTGGTCACGGTAAGTGGAATTTGGAAGTGACCACTGAGGCTATTAAGTCAATTGAAAATTCATATAATGCATCACCAGCCAGTCCGATGTATACAGAAAATTTAATTCCTGATAAAGATGTTAACTTCGTCAGCTTTGGTAATTTCAGGGATATTAAGAAAATTATTTCATCTGGTATTTTTTATCCTACCTTTATTACTGGTCTCTCTGGTAATGGTAAAACAATGGCAGTTGAGCAAGCTTGTGCTCAGTTAAAGAGGGAGATGATTCGTGTGAATCTCACGATTGAAACGGATGCTGACGAACTAATTGGTGGATTTAGATTAACATCTGTACCGAATCACACAATTACCTGTGATTCGTACACTTATTCAAAGTATCTTGAGTGGAAGAAAATATCATACGGACATTGTGGCAGTTGAAAAACTGACCACCCTTCCTCCCAATTGATGGTATTCGGTGCTATACTACTAAAGTAGTCAAAAAACTTTCATTACATCCAATTCATTATGAACCAAACTTTCTCTCTAACTGATACCGATTTTCGTGATTTTATTCTTTGGTCTAAAAATAATGGTTATGAAGATAATTATAATTACAATGTAAAAACTGACTATACTACAGAAACCTCTTGGCAAAATGGTCCTGTGATTGAAGCACTTCAACGTGGTGCTATTCTCTTATTGGATGAAATTGACCTAGCATCTAATAAAATTATGGTTTTACAATCTGTAATGGAAGGAAAGCCTTTATTTCTTAAGAAGATTTCTAAGCTAATTCATCCTAAGGCTGGATTTAATATCATTGCCACTGCTAACACAAAGGGTAAGGGTTCAGATGATGGTCGGTTTATTGGTACGTCTGTTATGAATGAAGCATTTCTAGAACGGTTTAGTGTTACCTTTGAGCAGGCTTATCCATCCCCAGCTATTGAAACGAAGATTTTAACTAAAATCGCTAAATTACTTAATGTTGTTGATGATGAGTTTATCAAGAAACTTGTTGATTGGGGTGATTCTATTCGTAAAACTTTTTATGAGGGTGGTGTTGATGAAATTATTTCAACTCGTCGGTTAGTTCATATAATTAAGGCATATGCTATTTTTGGCAATAAATCAAAGGCAATTAAAATTGCTACTAATAGGTTTGATGATTGCGTAAAAACAGCATTCTTAAATCTATACAATACTCTTGATGAGCATTTTAATTTAGATTCTTCGGATGAAAAAGAGGGGGTTGACGAAACTGAGTCTGTCTGATATAATAAAAGAAGGCGAATACACCTTCTTTATTTTTTAATATTATGTCTGACCACTTAGCTTTTGATAATATTGCGTTTATTGGTTCTGCTCTTCCTGGTGGAGATTGGGGGGACGATGGTCACAGTTTAGTTGGTAATCCAGCTCCATCTGGTGATGATCATATTCAATTGACTGCCCCACCTAAACCCAATAACAGAAATGGATTTTGGAAGTATAACGAAGATAAAACTCTTCGGAAAATTGAGGAGTATATTTCTAGTACTTATCATTCCCATTATACATCAGAATCCTCCAAAACCCAGACTCTTGATTTAATTGAGAGTATTGGAGATGCTGAACCATTTAGTAGGTCAAACGCTATCAAATATCTATCCCGATTTGGTAAGAAGGGTGGAAAAAGTAAGCTTGATTTACTGAAAGCAATACACTATTGCATTTTACTTTATAATTTTTCTGGACTACACAATGAACCAAAGGACAAATATGAAACTCTCCGCTGAAACTCTGAATATTCTGAAGAACTTTTCTTCTATTAATCAATCTATTTTTGTTAGGGAGGGAAATAAGCTTCGTACAATTTCAGTTACTCAAACTATTCTAGCGGAAGCAATTGTAGATGAGGAGTTTCCTAGGGACTTTGCTATTTACGACCTAAATCAATTTCTTAATGGTATTGGTCTTCACGATAGTCCAGAACTTGATTTTACTAATGATAGGTACGTTATTATCAGAGAAGGAAAGCGCCGTGTGAAGTATTTCTTTGCAGACTCATCTATTATTGTTTCTCCTCCAGATAAGAATATTTCTCTTCCTTCTGAGGACATTAGTTTTAATTTAGAACATTCACAATTAGATAAACTAAAGAAAGCAGCTGCTGTATATCAACTAAATGACCTCTCCATTGTTGGTGAAGCTGGAGTTATTAAGCTTGTTGTTCGTGATAAGAATAACGACACTTCTAATGAATATTCAATTATAGTTGGTGAAACTAGTACTGAATTTATTATGAATTTCAAGGTGGAGAATCTTAAGATTATTCCTGGTTCTTATGATGTGGTGATTTCGGAAAAACTTCTTTCTAAATTCACTGCATCCAATCGTTCTGTGGTATACTGGATTGCAATGGAACCCGATTCTAAATTTGGATAATGAATATATTCGTTGTTGATAAATGTCCCGCAAAGTCTGCTCAAGTACTTCCTGACAAATACTCAGTGAAGATGAGCCTGGAGACCTGTCAAATGGTCTCCATCATATATTCTAAGTGGTACTATGATTGGGGAACTATTTCTAAGAAAGATGGTTCTCCATATAATACCGAAAAAGGTTCTCATAGAAATCATCCCTGCACCAAATGGGCTGCAGATAATCACTACAATCTTGCTTGGTTGATTACACACGGAATACATTTATGCTTTGAGTACGAACATAGGTATCAGAAACGACATGCTTGTTTGAATACTATGGAAGAAGCAATGGTAATCTTTCATAATAATGCTAAGATTTCCATTGCCGAACATATCAATGTAAAAGAATTTGTTCGTGCTATGCCAGATGAATATAAACTTGATAATACTATTGATACCTTTACTGCTTATAGAAAATATATTGCTTCAAAAACTTGGGTGTGCGATAATTATCTTCGCCGTCCAGAAATGAAACCTGATTGGATTTGATTATGAATAAAATTGAGAATAAGCCATTTCTTTTTGTTGAGAAATGGGCACCAGATAAAGTAGAGGATTTAATTTTAACACCGAAGAATAAAGAATTCTTTCTTAAGATACAAGAAGATGGGAATCTTAATCAGAATATTATTCTTCAGGGAACTTGTGGTAGTGGAAAAACACAGACTATAAAAACTTTATGTAAACAAACTAACCAAGATGTTCTTTTTCTGAATGGTTCTTCAGAAGGTAGATTTCTAGATACTATTCGCAATCAGGTAATAAATTTTGGAACATCTGTTTCATTATTTGGTGATAAGAAGAAGGTTATCTTTTTTGATGAGTTTGATGGGTCAACTTCAGATGTAATGAATTGTCTTCGTGGAGTTATTGAACAACTTCATAATAATGTTTGTTTTGTTTTTACTTGTAATAATTTAAATAAGATTATTGAGCCCATTCAATCACGTTGTGTTATTCTAAAATATACTCCAATATCTAAAGAAGATAAGCCAAAAATGATGGCCGATGTATTTAATAGAGTTTCTTATATTTTAGAAAAAGAAAACATTAATTATGATAAAAAGGTCATCATTAAATTAGTTGAGAATTATTTTCCTGATATTAGGCAGTTGTTGAATGCTATTCAAAGATATTCATCTAGTGGTAAAATTGATTCTGGAATACTTGCTTCTTTTTCTGATGTTAAGATTAATGATTTGATTGGATATCTTAGGGGAAAAAATTTCCCAGAAGTAAGAAAATGGGTTGTTGCTAATATTGATAATGACCACAATATTATTCTTCGTAGAGTATATGATGCTCTTTATGGTGTTTTAGACGGCCCTAGTATTGCTGCTTCTGTTCTTATTATTGCTAAATATCAATTTCAAGGAGCATTTGTTGCTGACCAAGAAATAAATTTATTGGCGTGTTTAACTGAGATTATGGTTGAGGTTAATTTTAAGTGACGATTGAACTAAAGGATTGGTTGAATTCAATTAATTTCAATAAGAATGACCTTTCAGAAAATATAAGTGACTATACTCCATTTATAATTAATCGTTGTATATCTGGTAGCATTGATACTATTCTTTTTTCTAATGAAATGAATATTAATCACGAGTTAGATGTAGATATGCAATATTCATTTTATCTAAATAGTATCAGAAAAAAGAAAAGATTTGCTCCTTGGATTCGTAAGGATAAATTAGAAGATTTGGAAGTAGTTAAGCGTTATTATAATTATAATAACGAAAAGGCTTTCAGTGCTCTTCGTATTTTAACCAAGGAACAACTATCCTTTATTAAACAACAACTTGATACTGGCGGAATGAAATGACTACTAAAATTGAAGAGAATTATATTCCTTGGGATGAATCTATGATGGTTGAGATTTTATTATCTGAACCAGATGATTTTCTAAAACTTAGGGAGACATTAACCAGAATTGGAGTTGCTAGTCGTAAAGAAAAGACTCTATATCAATCTGTGATGCTTCTTCATAAGAGAGGACATTATTATGCGATGCATTTTAAGGAACTTTTCGCTATTGACCAAAAACCAACCACTATTACTCAAAACGACCTACAAAGACGAAATAGAATCGTTAAACTTCTTTCCGATTGGGGACTCCTAACTGTAGTTAATCCAGAGAAGATTACTGATATGGCTCCACTGAATCAGATAAAAGTAATCTCTTATAAGGAAAAGTCAGAGTGGAGTCTAGTTCAAAAATATACAATTGGTGGTAGAAAGCAACCAATAGAAGAAGTAACCGCAGTAGATCCAAACATTTAGTTCGGTTAACTGGAACATAAAAAATCCTTACTATCATATAAATAGTAATGAATGTTGCCATAAGGGACATTTAATTACACAGATGCTTTAGTAGGTCTATTATGTTAGGAACAAGTTCGGTTACACTTTCAGTACCAGATACGGCTAAATATCTTGCCGGAATACAAAGAAATAGTATTGGATTAGATGAGTGGTTTAAGAGATTTGATACTGCTTTTGAAACTCATCATAATTATCCACCATATAATTTAATTAAAGAGACTTCAGTTGATTTTAGGTTAGAAATAGCACTTGCTGGATTTAGTAAAGAAGAGATTCAAGTAACTACAGAGTGGAATAAACTCTTTGTAGAAGTAAATAAGGTTGGTGATTCTAATGATGAATATTTGTATCAAGGATTAGCTAAGAGAGCATTTACTCGTACTTGGACTTTATCAGATGATGTAGTTGTTGGTGGGGTTTCTTTCTCAGATGGTTTGTTAGTTATAAAACTAAATAGAGTTATTCCAGAACATCAGAAGAAGCAGCAATATGAAATCGTTTAGGGGAATTTGCCAAGGATTTAGAAAATAAAAAGCAAACAGCTACTTACACTAAACCGGAAGAAAATTGTTATGGTAGGAAAACTTTTTATCAACAAATCCAAAAATGGGTATGTTCTTTTAAACGTAAACGCTAAATAACATTGGGTTATTCCCAACTATCGTTGTCGCAACAAGAGAGGCTATCTGGTAAAATCCAGTTGACAGCTTCTCTTTTTCAAGCTATACTACTTTTATGCTATATACAAATTATGACTATTAAACTAGTTCTACTTAAATCTGGAGAAGATGTAATCTCCGATGTTTCTGAGATGATTGTAGACGATAAGGTTGTTGGATATTTTTTAGAACAACCGTGTATCGTTAAGATTAAATCAGAAAATGATAATACAACAGCGTGTAAAATTATTATGAATCCTTGGATGCCATTATCCAAGGATAAACAAATTCCAATTGTTTCTGATTGGGTAATAACAATCACAGAACCGATAGACCAAGTTAAGCAAATGTATGACAATGAGGTATTAAATTATGGAAAATCAGACAATCAAGATAGTTCTTCTTCCGACCAAGGAGATTCTAATAAGTCAGATTGAAGAAGTTAGCTCAGATATTGGAGAACCAGATTGTAAATTAGTTGAACCATTTACTATTAATCCGGGACTATTCCTAGAACCGTGGTTGGTTGAATATACTAATCAGAATTACTTCTTGATTCATTCTGATAAGATTTTAACTATTATAGAACCAAATTCAACAATTCTTGAAAAATACAAGGGACTATTAACCTAATGCGCTGGTATACTAATGTCAAACAACTTGGTAATTTTATTGTTGTTCGTGGATATGATAATGGACAATATTTCCAAGATAGAATTGAATATAGGCCAACTCTATATTTAAAGAGCGATAAACCAACCGAATTCAAAACATTAGAAGGGGAATATGTAAAACCAATACAACCAGGGACATTAAAAGAATCCAAGGAATTTATTGAGAAATATACTGATATTGATGGATTTGACATATATGGTAATGAGTGGTTTCTATATCAATATATTTCCGACCAATATCCAGAAGAGACAATTGAATTTGATATTAAGAAAATTAAGCTAATTACATTAGATATTGAAACAACTTCCGAGAATGGATTTCCAGACCCAGAGACCTGTGAAGAACAGATTCTTTTAATTACTATTCAAGAATATTCAACTAAAAAGATTATTACTTGGGGGTCTAGAGATTTTAAGGAGACCGACCCAAATTACACTTATATTAGGTGTAGGGATGAGGAACATTTACTTAGGTCATTTCTAGCTTACTGGGAAGACTATTCTCCAGAGGTTGTAACTGGTTGGGCATTAGAATTTTTTGATATGCCATATATCGTTGGTAGAATGTCAAGAGTTCTTAATGATAAAGAAATAAAAAGATTATCTCCTTGGAATTGTGTTAAGGCTAAGCAAGCAAAGAAGCGCAATGATGAATATCAGACGGTATATGATATTACTGGCGTAACAATTCTAGATTATATGGATTTGTATAAAAAGTATTCATTCAAGAATCCAGAAAATTATCGTCTTGACACTATAGCATTCAATGAGCTTGGGGAGCGTAAATTAGACCACACCGAGTATGAAACGTTTAAGGATTTTTACACTAATAATTTCCAATTATATACAGAATATAATCGTATAGATTGTGTTCTTGTGGATAAATTAGAAGATACACTTCATCTTATTGAACTCGCAATGACTATGGCTTATACTGCCAAAGTTAATTATGGGGATGTATATTTCCAAGTTCGTATGTGGGATATGATTATATACAATCATTTAAGAAGTAAAAATATAGTTATTCCTCAGAAGAAGAAGTCTATAACTAAAGAAAATAAGTTCTCTGGTGCTTATGTGAAGGAGCCCATTCCGGGTTCATATGATTATGTTGTTTCTCTGGATTTAACAAGTCTATATCCACATCTAATGATGGAATTTGGTATATCTCCAGAAACATTGGTGGATACTAGATTTCCTAATATTTCTGTAGATTCTGTATTAAATGAGGAGATTGATACAACCATTTATCCTGAATATTCCATATGCCCAAATGGATCAATGTATCGTAAAGATGTGAAGGGATTTATTCCAGAACTTCTTCAGAGTATGTTTGATGATAGAAAAGCTTATAAAAATAAGATGCTAGAATTGAAGATACAATATGAAAAAACTCCATCACCTAGTCTTTTAAAGGAAATTTCAAGATATAGTGTAATGGAGAAGGGATTAAAGGTATGTTTAAATTCTTGTTATGGTTCTTTTGGAAATGAATATTTTAGGTTTTATGATTTAAGAAACGCAGAGGCAGTAACATATTCTGGTCAACTTGCGATTCGTTGGATTGAAAAGAAGTTAAACACATATTTTAATAGTTTATTGAAAACTGAAAATGTTGATTATGGAATTTATTCAGATACAGATTCTGAATTTTTAAATATGAAACCATTGGTGGATAAAATATTTAAGAATAAGAATCCTACTGATGTTGAGATTGTAGATTTCTTGAATAAAATTTTCACTACTACAATTCAGGATTATATTAATGATTCATATAAGGAACTAGCTACTTATCTAAATGTTTATGAACATAAGCTTCATATGAAATTAGAAAAGATTGCTTCTCGTGCTATATTTTTAAGAAAGAAGAAATATATTATTAATGTTTGGGAAAATGAAGGTGTTAGATTCTCTAAGCCAAAACTTTATATTACTGGAATTGAGGCAATTAAATCATCTACTCCAGGATTTTGTCGGGATAAATTAAAAACTGCACTTGAGTTGGTTATGAATTCTGATGAGCAATCAGTTATTGATTTTATTGCTAAAACTCGTGAGGAATTTAATACGCTTTCTCCAGAAGAAATATCATTTCCCAGGACAGTATCATATGTAGATAAATTCAAATGTAATACATTCATATATTCTTCTGGAACACCAATTCATTCAAGAGGTGCTCTCTTGTATAATCATTACATAAAAGATAAGAAACTCACCAATAAATATTCATTAATTAATAATGGAGAGAGAGTGAAGTATTGTTATCTGAAGTTGCCTAATCCAATTAGAGAAAATGTAATTACTTTTATACAGAAATTCCCAACTGAATTGGGTTTGAATTCCTATGTTGATTACAATGTTCAATTTGATAAATCTTTTATTCAACCACTGAAAGTAATTCTAGATGTGGTTGGTTGGGATGTTGAGAAGAGAAATACACTTGCTTCTTTCTTTACTTAATGCTATGATCAATCTAACAATAACAGAATCTGAGTTTGAGCGGATTTTAATATTATTGAAATTGAGTGGGGAATTTGACTTATATAATAAATTATGGGCTTATAATTTTAGAATAAAATACCAACAAAAGGAGAATTAATTTATGGACTTTTTAAAAGATATAGTAAAAACTATTGGAGGGGAGTATACTCAACTTGCATCAGATATTAATGAAACTGAGGTGTATGTGGACACTGGTTCTTACATTCTCAATGCTCTTGTTAGTGGGAGTATCTTTGGTGGTGTTTCTGGTAACAAAATTACCGCATTTTCTGGACTTTCCGGGTGTGGAAAAACTTTCTTCTCATTAGCAGTAGTGAACAACTTTTTGAACAATAATCCAACTGGATATTGTTTGTATTTTGACACTGAAGCTGCGGTAACAAAATCAATGCTGGAAAGTAAGGGTATAGATTTAACACGGGTTATCGTATTGAACGTTGTTACCATTGAAGAATTCAGAACAAAGGCACTTAAAGCCGTTGATATGTATCTGAAGAAATCTGAAGAAGAACGAAACCCTTGTATGTTTGTTCTTGATAGCTTGGGTATGCTTTCTACCAATAAGGAAATCAATGATACCCTTGCCGAGAAAGAGACTCGTGATATGACTAAGGCACAATTAATTAAAGCCACTTTCCGAATGCTTACTTTGAAGTTGGGTCAGGCTAAAATACCTATGATTGTCACTAATCACTTATATGCAAATGTTGGTGGATATGGTCCAGTTAATGTTCAGAGTGGAGGAACGGGACTCTCTTATTCCGCATCAACAATTGTAGAATTATCAAAATCAAAAGAGAAAGATGGAACCGAGATTGTTGGTAATGTTATTGGTGCAAGGACACATAAGTCAAGACTATCAAAAGAGAATCAAAAAGTTGATGTGAGGTTGTTTTATGATGAACGAGGACTTGATAAGTATTATGGATTAATTGAACTCGGTGAAGAATCTGGAATTATACCAAGAGTTGGTAATAGATATGAGATAAATGGTAAAAAGGTTGGTAAGAATGTTATTCTAAAAAATCCAGAGGAATATTTTACTAAAGAATTATTGAATGACTTAAATGAGGTAGCTAAACAGAAGTTTAGTTATGGGTCTAGTAAATATACTTCCGATGATAAAGAAGATGAAGAATCTTGATTATTTTGCTAGAGTTTATGATGATGTAATATCTCCAGACGTATGTGAATTTTTAATACAGACATTTGAGAATAATAATAATCTTCACCAGGTTATACGTGATGATAAAAAGCCAAATTTTACTCAGTTTAATTTAACTGAAAATAAGTCAAAGTCTTCGGATATTGAAACCATACACGAGTATTTGATATCAAAAGTTATTCAATATAAGAAGTCTTATTATGATTTAATGGATGATGTTTGTTTTCCCTCTACTAATTTATTTGAACAGTTAAGAATAAAGAGATATATCAATAATGGAGAGGAATTATTTGATACTCACGTTGATGTTGCTGATTATTCTGGGTCTCGTAGATTTCTATCCTTTTTATTCTATCTTAATGATGTATCTGAAGGAGGTGAAACTACATTTGATGGCTTGACTATTACACCTAAGGCTGGTAGAATGCTAATCTTCCCACCGATATGGTTGTATCCCCATAAGGGCCACGCTCCAATTAGCAACAACAAATATATTATGAGCACATACCTTCACTACATTTAATGGAAAAAATTGAGTTTTTAATTCTTAGGAATTTATTATATAATGATGAATATACTAGAAAAGTTTTGCCTTTTATCAAATCGGATTATTTCCAGGACTATTCTCAGAAAATAGTATTTGAGCAAATATCATCATTTATATCAGAATATAATAAATTAGCAACACAAGAGGTTCTAGCTATTGAATTAGAAAATAGAACAGACTTGAATGAGACTACCTTTAAGGAAATTTCGCAGGTAATTTCTAATTTAGATGATGTTTACGTTGAGTTTGATTGGTTAATTAATACAACAGAAAAGTGGTGTAGAGACAGGGCTATTTACTTAGCTCTAATGGAATCTATTCATATAGCGGATGGTAATGATGAAAATAAAAGTAGAGATTCTATTCCATCAATTTTACAAGATGCTTTAGCAGTAAGCTTTGATTCTCATATTGGGCACGATTATCTTTCTGATTATGAGGAACGGTTTGAATTTTATAATAGGAAGGATATAAAACTACCCTTCGGATTAGAATATATGGATAAGATTACTAATGGTGGTATTTCTCCTAAGACTTTATCGTTGGTTATTGCTTTCTCTGGTGTTGGTAAATCTGCGTGGAAGTGCCATTATGCAGCATCTCTTTTAACACAAGGTAAGAATGTTCTTTATATTACTCTTGAAATGGCAGAGGAAGAAATAGCAAGACGAATAGATGCTAATTTGATGGATGTAAATATCAAGGATATTGAAAATTTATCTAAGACTACATTTATCAATAAGGTAAATTCTATTTCTAGTAAAACGCAAGGAGCCTTGGTTATTAAGGAATATCCAACGTCTTCTGCGCACGTTGGTCATTTTCGTGCCTTATTGAATGATTTGGCATTGAAAAAATCATTTGTTCCAGATATTATCTTTATTGATTATTTGAACATATGTGCTTCTAGTAGACAGAAAGTTAATACATCCCCAAACTCATATTCTTATGTTAAGTCTATTGCTGAAGAGGTTCGTGGATTAGCTGTTGAATATAATGTTCCTGTTTTTTCTGGGGTTCAATTTAATAGAGAAGGTGGGTATAATACAGACCCAGATTTAACAAACACAAGTGATTCTGTTGGTATTGTATATACAGCAGATTTTATATTTGCTATGATTAGCACCGAGGAACTAGAAGCAGCAAATCAGATTATTTTTAAACAACTTAAGAATAGATATGGTGATGTAAATAAGTTTAGGAAATTTGTGGTTGGTATTGATAGACCGAAGATGCGGTTTTATGATGTAGAACAAAAGGCACAAGAAGACCTTATAGACAATAAGGTAGATGGTCAAGAACGAAAAAGTTTAACAAGTAAATTTGGAGGAATTAAATTTAATGACTAATAAGATTGATAGCGCAAAGTATATTGAATTTGTAAAACAGACTACTAGCCCAACAAGTAGTGATGTAAATATACTCATTGAGAGAATTAAGGCACTTGATGAACAAGGTGTAAAATTTACCCATTTACTTACCTTTGCTCTTGGTGCTTCTGCTGAACTTGGTGAAACAGTTGATATTATTAAAAAGTGTTTGCTACAAGGAAAAGAGTTCAATTCCGATACTAAGGATAAATTAGTAAGGGAAATTTCCGACTCATTCTGGTATATTGCTCAATTGTGTATTGCCATTGACGTTAGCTTTGAGGATATTATGCAGATTAATTACGAAAAACTTTCTGCTAGATATCCTGAAGGAACATTTAGTGTACATCGTTCCGAAAATAGGGTAGAAGGAGATAGTTGATATTTAGCATCCGCAAGGGTGCTTTTTTACTAAATATACATAATAGTAGAATTAGTAAATGAAGACATATTCTCGGTTTACATTGGAGTCTTATGGCGCAAGAGACTTATTAGAAAATGCTGCTGAAATGGCTAAATTACGCCGTGAAGCCAGGATGTTACGACAACGTAATAGACCAGAAGATCGTGCAGAATTAGAAAAAATTGAACGGGAAATGGCCGAGCTGCAACCAGTCGCCAGTGCTGCTGTTGGTCGTGAGCTTAGAGGAAATACACCACCAGATCCACATTCTATTACAGGTGGTGGTATACCACAATCTACTGGAAAGAATTTACCAGACCCAACAAAACCAGAAACTATACTCCAAACGAGATTAACTAACACTGCGACTAGTATGTTAAATACTAATAGAGAAACTGAAAATCCAAAAAGACCAACAGCTACACCTACTTACGTAGACCGTAGTGGAATAATACAAGACTTGTCGTCTCAGGGATCTGCAGAGGCACAAAATCCACATTCACATGAAACTCCACAGGAAAGAAGGAGACCAACAAGACAACGACCTGCCCAAAACCCAAATAGACCAATTACAACCCGGAATCAAATATTATAAATAATTGGTATAGGACTATTATAAGATGAAGAAGTTCTCACACTTTATACAAGAATCAAGAGGGTCAAGAGCATCCGCAGAAGCCCAGAGAATGGGTTGGGTTAGTGATGCTCATGGCTCCTGGGTTGATAGACAGGGGAATCTTAAGGCGAAAACTGTTAAGGGTCAGCTTGTTATTATTAAAAAGAAATCTCCTTCACCAGAGAAACAATCTACCACAGCACCAGAAAGAAAACAAAATATAAGAGCACAAGAACCACAAACCCCAGGTGGACAAAGACTGGGTGTTCCACCACCACAAGAAGCACCACCAGCCCCAGAACCAGAAAACGAAACTCCACTCACTATAATTTTTGGTAAGTTTAATCCACCAACAATTGGACACGAAAAACTAATACAAAAAGGAAAACAAATATCTTCTGGCGGAGACTTTAAGATTTATCCATCTAGAACAGTAGACCCAGCTAAAAATCCACTTAATCCAGACCAGAAGATTAAGTATATGCGAAAGATGTTTCCAGATTATGCTGAGAACATTATTAATAATGAAGATATGAAAACTATATTTGATGTATTAGTGGGTGCGCAAGAAGATGGATATAAAAAAATTAATATAGTTGTTGGTGCAGACCGCCTTTCTGAATTTGAGAGGTTAGCCAAACAATATAATGGTCAGCTTTATGATTTCTCGGAGATTAATGTACTTTCTGCTGGTGCTCGTGACCCAGATGCTCAAGGAGTAGAAGCAGCATCTTCTTCAAAATTAAGAAAAGCAGCCGCTGAAAATGATTATAATACATTTAGGGTTGGTGTTCCTAAGAAAATGAAACCGAAAGATTCTGAGGCATTATTTCACGCTGTCCAGAAGAAAATGTTAGGTGAACAAAAGACATTTGAAACGTGGGAAATCGCCCCTTTATTGGATTTTGATGGTCTCAGAGAACAATATTATAATGATAATATTTTTAAAATTGATGATGTTGTAGAAAGCTTAAATACTGGATTGGTTGGTAAAGTTACCCGTCGTGGTCCTAATTATTTAATTTGTGTCACTGAGAATAATATTATGTTTAAGTCTTGGATAAAAGACTTAAAAGAATGGACCGATGTTTCTGGTGTTTCAGCAGACCAAAGAGAAGTTGGTACTCCTGAATTACTTAAATATGCTATGAAAATGACTGGAACTGAGGAAATTAAGAACTTCCTCTCCAATTTCCGTAAGAGTAAAAGTCATAAATAGCAGTATAGAAATATAGAATTTATCCAGATGTCTGAAAGAATCATAGACGGCTTCAATGAAATGGGGCAGGTATACATCAATAATATTGCCGGTAATTATCTTACAGAAGAACATAGATATGTAAATTATCTTGAAGAGAAGAAGAATAGTCCAGTAAAAAAACCAACTCAAACAGAGGGTTTTAATCAAAGTGGAGAATTCGTCCGGGATAGTACAAACGGATTGATCCCGATCCCGGGGAAAGAAGTACCTCCACAAACACCACCTTCTACTAAACCACCAAAAACTCAAAAAGAATCATTTTCAAATTGGAGAAATGACCTAAAAGAAGTTATTGATGAAATTGATGATACTCAAGTTAAAGAAAATCAAGTAAAAAATAAAGTAACAATAAATCCAGTTATTGGTGGTGATGGTGTTAATGAGGGAACTCAAGTTGGTGATTTAGTTGAACTAGATGAAGAATATGTCAATGATATTGTGAACATTGCTACTGAATATTTTTATGAACAGGGTCTTAATGAATATGGCATTGAGATGGTTATTGAAGAACTCGGTGAAGATAAGTTTGTTGAATATGTGTTTGATTTGGGTGAGGAATATTTATTGAATGAGGCATTTTTTCTAAAAAAGCCAAAGTCAAATGTGAAAACTTCTAAGGCACCAAAAGGAACTAAACAATATCAAACTACCAATGCTAGAATAAGAAAAGGTGGTCAAACCATAACTACCAAACGCCCACAATCAACTATTAGCAAGAAAATTCTGCAAGATAGGGGAAAAATAGCAACAAAAAAAGCAGTTGAAGCGCAGCCTTCCACTACTACACAAATACAACCTTCTTCCAAGGTAAAAGACGGAGTTGCAAGGAACATTTTAAGAGCAATTGAAACTGTTAAACGTGGGGTAGATAAACATAACGCAGCAACAACTACTGCTAAGGAATTAGCTGGCAAAACTGGTAAAACAATTACAAAGGCAGTTGAAGTAGCCAAGAAAGCTGGTGAAATAGCTGCTGCTTCTCGGGAAGGAAGATTAGCTAGAACAGCTTTTGGTGCTATTACTAAAAATATTAGGGGTAAGATTAGGGATGATATTGAAACAACTAAACGGGCAGTCTCCGCAGCTAGGCGTAGTGAAGGTAGGCCAACAGATAGAGTTGGGGCATTTGTCAGGGGTTTATGGGAGGAAGAACTACAAGAAAAAGCTGAAAGTCAACAACAACAAAAACTCTTTGGTCTTGCATTATCAGTAGTGAGAGGCGAAACTCCACGTACCGAAGTAAGTAAAGAAGTTCTGAATATTGTAGATAACGTTTCTGAAAAGGAAATTCGTAAGTTTGCTAAGACAAAGCACGAAAATCTTCCAAAGAGAGCAGATGTTCAAGAAGCACTTGATATTGCCCTAAAGAATGGTGATGTGGAAATGGTAAGAGAACTTACAGAATATCTAAGATGATAAGATTTAGTGAGTTTGTCCAAAAAGCAGAGTGTATTCATGAAGTTGTTATGTGGGGAAATGATAAAGGTAGAGGAACCCCACTAAAAAGGTCTAATCTTAAACCAGAAAGAGTAAGACCACCACTAGGTAGAACTTTTGGTTCTGGTCCTGGTGGTAGTATGTGGTCTTCTCTACCACCAAAACCACCAGGACCAGAACCAAACCGAAAAGGGGGGATTACATTTACCGCCGTTGCTCCAGAACCTAAACCGGTTGAAGCACCAAAACCACCAACACCACCGGTAGATCAAAATAGATTCCCAGCAGCAACAAGGCGCAGACTTGGATTACCAGTTGGTGGTCCAATAGATTTAACCCATAATGGTAAACCATTAAAACCAGGAAGAGCTCGGGATGATAGAATAAGAGCCACTATACACGGACCAAATAGTAAAATTAGATTAGCAAGAGGAGAATACAGAACTGGTCAAGTTTCTGAATTCTATCAATTATATTTAAACAGCATTCAAGAAATTTTAGAATAATTCAACGACATAAATATTCTTAGAATAAATTAGTAAAGGTAGCAAAAATGGCTCTCTGGGGAATTTCAACAACAACTGAGACAACAGCAAACAATTACGCCATTCCGAAATTTCTGAGTGATGCTGATAGAACACGTACTCCACACAACAGTTTCGCAGATAACCGTGGTTGGATTTATCGTCATTATGGTACTGTAGAACAATCTGGTCTTTCTACTTCTTATTATGATGAAGTTATTGTTCCAGTTATTGGACTAAACACTACTGGTGGTTCCGCCAATTCAACTGGTCTTGGTCTTGCTACTCCAGTTGCTGTATTCTTTGAGGACCCAAATCTAGCCTCTCCAATTTCTATTGGTGCTGGTGGTACTACTGGAATTACTACTGGATATACTGGTTATGTTCATTTAGTGTTCAACGAATTAGTATATGCTGGTGCCGCTGCCACTGTTCGTGTTCGTACATTTGATGCTAATCATGCTAATGAATCTGCTGCGATTGTAGCTACTGCTGGTTCATTTACTAACGGTTCCACTGTTACTAACTTTGTTAATAATGGTAGTTTTGTTCCAACCACAAGTTATAATGGTCAAATAACCAATAGAGTATCATTCTCATTCACTGCTCCTTCTACGGTTCTTGCTGCCAATGTTAATTTACTAACCACCGCAGTTTCAACTGGTCAAACTGTTGCTATTGGTGCCACTGTAATTCACGTAAATTCTGTTGCTAATGTAGCGGTAGGTAGTTCACTATCAATTACTGGTAAACTAACCAATGTTCCAGTTGTTTCCATTGGTAATACTTTCGTTAGAATTGGTACAGCTTCTACTATTGGTTCTACTATTGCTGCAGGATTGGCTGCTACCTTTAGTACTCGTACAAATGCTACTATTCTTAAGATTGATTTAGCAAGAGGTTTCATCGGTGTAATCACAGATGCTTATGGTGCTGCTGGTGTTACTAGCTCACTAATTACAGATTTGATTCGTAATGTTGGGGGAGCCGGAGCCTTTAGTTCTGGTGTTGGTATTGGCACAACTACATTAACCGTAACTGCCTGAATATTAAATGATATTTAATGAGTTGAATGAGGAGACATTTCTCCTTTTTGCTATTAAACATTATGAGAATCCTCAGGCAGTGACTGAGGCAGATTTCCATAAGGATTTAAATCATTTTAAGTATATTAAACGACTTCTGAAAAGATATAAGAAATCAGGTGAATTAAAAACTCACCTGATAATTAATCATTTTATAGTTCTTTATAATATCTTTGGTGACGCAACAACTCCTATGTTATTTTATAAAATAGACAATACCTTATGGTCTGAAATGAAAACATTTGTAGTATTTCTTAATAGACTTCCAGATTATCCAATTTGTTATATTCATGATATTCCAATGAATGAATATTGTATGTCAGAATTACAGGGACTTTCTAATGGCAAAAATTGATAAAATTATAGCTATTGTTCGTGAGGATATAGCAAACGTAGCAAATGCTCCTAGTACTGGTGGAGGATTTGGTGCTAATTCAGCCGACCCAACTGCGGGATTTGACCCAGTAATGGGATTCAGAAGAAGAAGAGATGATAATATAGATGGTAGGTCTGTGAATAATAGATATAAGCACTGGCTTAAATCTATGGGACTTCTCTGAATTATAAATAATAATAACAAGATGTTTCAAAGTGATTTTGTTCTCCACCTTTCACTTTGTACAGAACTATGACCGAAGAAATTGTAAAAATTGCTGTTCTAGAACAGAAGCTGATAGATTTTGGAAATAATATAAGCAAGCTGGATGATGCTATTATTCGTCTTAGTGAAGTTAGTGCGGATATAAGAAATATGTTAGCTGCTCATGACGAAAAAATCATTCAAACGGAAAGGAATGATGAATTGATTCTTAGAATGTATGGTGAAATGAAAGAAAATAATGAACGTGAACATGAGAGGTCTAGAGATAAAATATCTAAGTTAGAAGAAAGAATTAGTGAGGTTTCTAAGGTAAAATGGATGGTAGTTGGGATTGGTACTGTAGTTGCCGTTTTAGTTGCCGCAGGAACTCAATTGATGGGTGGTATCGTAACTCCATCTGAGATTCAGCAGTATTCTCATTCCACTCAGAAGCCTTGAACGGTTGACATCCGAGTAAACTGTGCTATAATGGCTATGGTGTAATTCTCATAATATGGATTTGATAGATGACAAATATATTAATCTTTTGTCTACTCACGTTGAGAGACTTATAAAAAAGAATTCAAATCTCTATAATTGTCGTTGTATAATTTGTGGAGATTCACAAAGAAATAAGTCAAAGACTAGGGGATATTTTTATTCGGTTAAGAATAACACAAATTATAAATGCCATAATTGTGGAGTTAATATTTCTCTGAATAACTTTCTTAAACAAATTGACCCAATTCTTCATCAGCAATATTGTTTAGAAAAATTTAAGAATGGTCATACTGGAAAGAATTTTGTTGTGGAAGAACCAAAAATAGAATTCAAAATTCCAACATTTAAAAAAAGTATTGACTTACCGAAAGCATCAGAAAATTCAAAATCTAAATTTTATTTGGAGAATCGTGGCATTAATCCAACAAGATTTTTTTACGCTGAGAATTTTAAAACTTGGGTGAATACATTACAACATATATTTGATGATACTTCTATTGAAGAATCCAGAATTATAATTCCGTTGTATTTTAAAAAGGAATTAATTGGTATTCAGGGAAGGTCTATAAAATATAATCAGGTAAAGTATATAACAGTAATGTTAAATGATACGGCACCTAAAATTTATGGATATGATGATGTTAATTTAGAATTACCAGTTTATGTATTGGAAGGACCATTTGATTCTGAGTTTGTTAATAATTCTATTGCTATGTGTGGAGCAGATGCTAATCTATTCAATCTAAATATTAAACATCCGATTTATGTTTATGATAATGAGCCGAGAAATGTTGATATACACAATAGAATGATTAGAAAGATAGAAAACGGCGAGTCAATTGTTATTTGGCCAAGTATAATTAGGGATAAGGATGTCAATGATATGATTTTGGCTGGACATAAAATACAATCTGTACTAGAATCAAATACATATTCTGGTCTAGAAGCAACTCTTAAGTTTAATGAATGGAAAAGAAAATGAGTAGTAGAATTAAGGTAACTAAAAGAAATGGGTCAATAGAAGACCTGAATCTAGAAAAACTTCATAATATGGTTGGTGAGTCTTGTAAGGGTCTCTCTGGGGTTTCTGCGTCTCAAGTAGAGATGGCATCGGGTATTCAATTTTATGATGGAATTACTACGTCTGAGATTCAGGAGATTCTTATTAAGAGTGCTAGTGATTTGATATCACTAGAAAATACAAATTATCAATTTGTTGCGGCAAGACTTCTTCTATTCTCAATTCGTAAAAGCATTTATGGTGGAAGAATTGATATGCCTCATCTTGAGGACCAAATTAATTCTTGTATATCTCTTGGATTATATGACAACGAGATTTATAATCATTACTCAAAGGAAGAAATAGATAAGGCAAATAGTTACATCGATCACGGTAGAGATTATCTATTCACTTATGCTGGATTGCGTCAAGTAGTGGATAAGTATCTCATACAAGATAGGAGTAATGGTAATTTATATGAATGTCCTCAGTTCATGTATATTATGATATCTCTTGTTATATTCTCTAGATATCCTAAGGAAACAAGAATGGGATATGTTAAGAAATATTATGATGCAATTAGTAAACATAAGATTAATATTCCTACTCCAATTATGGCTGGAGTTAGAACTCAACTAAAACAATTTGCTTCTTGCACCTTACTTTCTTGTGGAGATTCATTGGAAAGTATTATTGCTACTGATGGGGCAATGATTAGGTATATTGCTGGTAGAGCTGGAATTGGATTAAATGTTGGTAGTGTACGTGGAATTGGTAGTAAGATTCGTAACGGTGAAGTTATTTCTACTGGATTGATTCCATTTCTAAAGAAATTCCAATCTTCACTAGAATCATGCCACCAGGGTGGTATTCGTAAGGCTAGTATGACTGCTTATGTTCCTATCTGGCACCAGGAAATTGAAAGTGTTTTGGTTCTTAAAAATAATAAAGGAAATGATGAGAACCGAGTAAGGAATATTGATTATGGAATTTGTATATCTAAGATTTTTTATGAGCGATTTATTAAAGATGGTGAAATTACATTATTCTCCCCACATGATGTACCTGGACTATATGATTCTTTCGGAACAGATTTATTTGACTCTTTATACGTTCAATATGAGAAAGATTCGTCCATTAAGAAAAAAACTGTTAAGGCTCAAGAACTCATTCTTTCGCTCTTAAATGAGAGGAATGAAACTGGTAGGATTTATATTATGAATATCGATCATTCCAATTCTCATTCTTCTTTTAAGGATAAAATTGATATGAGTAACCTTTGTGTTGCTGGAAACACTTTGATTTGGATCAAACATAATCTTGACGATTATTCGGACAATACTATTGTCGGTGATTGTAATGATAAAATGACTGAAATTAAAATTAAAGATTTGGATGAATTTTTAAATAATATGTTTATCAAAAATCTTGAAGTTCTTTCATATGACATTGAAACTGGTGAGCAGAGATGGGCACCAATAACTGCATTTGCGGAAACTTCTCCAAAAGCAAAGGTAATGAGAATTACTGATGAAGAAAGTGGTAAGAGTATTGTAGTGACACCAGAGCATAAAGTATTCACAAAAAATCGTGGATATGTGATGGCAAAAGATTTAACTCCAAATGACCAATTAGTTTATGTTGGGGAAAGTCATACTGTCGGTACATTTCTTATAATTGAATATCTTGAAGAAGAAATACCAGTTTATGATATTACTGTAGAAGGAACACATAACTTCTTTGCAAATAATATTCTGGTTCATAATTGCCTAGAGATTACTCTACCAACCAAACCAATTCAACATATTGATGACATAGGAAAAACTGAAAAACGAAGAGTGAAAGTTTCCAAAGACAAAATTGGACAATATAAAAAATATCTTAAAGATACTGGGGGGGTTTTATATGACCATTGAAAAATTATTAATAGCAGTATAAAAAGAAAAGGAAAATTTGTTGGAGAAGAAAATCCATTCTACAATCAAACACATACAGAAGAACAAAAAGAAAAATGGAGTAAAATGAGAAAGGGGCAACCATCTCCTTGTGGATTTGCTGGAAAATCTCACAAAGAAGAAAGCAAAAGTAAGACATCTCAAACACTCAAAAATAATCCAAATGTAAAAAGAATTAAAGTATTTCAGTATGACATTGAAGGAAACTTTTTAAGAGAGTTTCAATCTATTAGTGATGTCTCTAAATTTGTAGGAACAAATCCTTCCAACATTAAATATACCTGTGAAGGAAAATTTAACCATTGTAAGGGGTATAGATGGAGTTATGAAAAAACTAAATACCTAAAAGCAAAGTAAGAAATGAAAACATTTAAAGAATTTATGTATATTGCAGAAAAATATTATGAACCTGATGAAAAACTTCTTTCTGGCAAAACTCCAATGCAAAAAGCAAGTAATAAAAAATTTAAAGATAGACAACGACAAGAAAGACAAAGTAATTTGACTCTAACTAAAGTTAGACACGGGGCAGATAATCCAAATCCAAATCCACATGTAAGTCGTGAAGATGAAAAGGAAGTAGAAGTAATATCTCATTCTAGTGGAATTGATGTTCACCATAAACCATCTGGAATTACATATAACGTATATAAAGCTCTAGGATCTCCGTTTAATAATGTGAATACAATAGAATGGGGACATAATAAAACTCCAAAAACAGAAGGAGACAAAATTAAAATTGCAAGAGATGCGGAAAGAGTTTGGAATAGACATGTATCTCATCGCATACCTCATAATACAGTAGCACATAATAGTCCTTCAAGTTCGGGATCAGATGATTGGGGAAATGAACATAGAAATCGTAGAGAAAGATTGTATTCTACACGAGGTGGATTTGGATCAAAAGATTCTGACGGCGATCAATTTGCAAAAGTAGGAAGAAATCCATCTCGCAAACAACAAGAAAAAGGTAAAAAAAGACTTTCGCCAATTGAACCGAAACATTTGCATCGTCATACTCAATATGATGAAAACTAAATACTTAAAAAAGAACAAGAAATGAAAACATTTCAAGAATTTATTGCAGAGGCAAAAAGATTGAAGTTTGTAAAAATGTATCATGGAACTTCTTCATCTTCTGAGGATAAAATTAAAAAATCTGGATTTAATACATCAGATGTTTATACTTCAACTGATAGAGGAATTGCACAAAGTTTTGGCAGAAGACACGGTAAACCAACAAAAGTGATTGCATTTAATGTTCCTAAAAAAGATATTAACACTCCAGGCAAATTAATGAAAACGGATGGACAAAGAGCAGTTGATAAATGGGGAAGAGAACATTATTCTACTGTAATGAATCCAAATTATGCAAAGAAACATATTACAAAAGGAGGAGAAGGTGTAATTCATTCTCCAAAGATTCCTACAGAGTATAGAAAAGAATATTTTAAAGATAATCCAAATAGTAGATTCAAAAGAAGAACAAAAACACAACCAAAAAAGGCATAAAAGATAGACAAAATTGAACAATATAAAAAATATCTTAAAGATACTGGAGGGATTTTATATGACCATTGAAAAATTGACAAATATTAAAAATGTAAAATACGATTACAATGAATGGGAAAGTAAAGGGAAACCAGGAGGAGTAAATTATGGTTCAAAAAATGGATGGAGTAAAAAAGTTAAGATTGAGGAAGTAATATACGATTGTATGAGGGAAGCGTCGGAAAAAACAGGATTAAGTTTACACATAATTAGAAAAAATGGAGATTTTAATGTCTAATTTACTATACGAATTTGTTGATGAAAATGAATCTGAAGATATGCAAAATTATGAATATTTTTATGAGGATGTCATCGTAGATAAAAATCCTCCAGCAATCGCTCTATGTGTTCTGAGTGCGTTAAATGTTGGTATTATTAAATCAGATAAGGAACTAGAGGAATTATGTGATTTATCTGTTAGGTCTCTTGATGAATTGATTGATTATCAGAATTATCCTGTTAAGG